GGGGGAGGGGCACTTTGCCCCCGACGAAGCCCTACCGCCGCCCGTGTCCGCCCCCGGCCGCTGACCCGGCCCTACCGCCCGGGGTGTTCGGTACGGCCCCGGCACGCCCGCCGTGTGGGGATCGGCTGGATTCTAGCCGGATCAGGCCCGCCCCGGCCCGGCTGACCCCGGGGACCCCCGCCCGGCCTCGCCTCACCGCCTGATCACCCTCCGCCCCGGGGGGAGGGGGAGGCTACCCGGCGCGCCCGGCCTCGCCCCGGGGGCTGATCAGGACCCCGCCCGGGGGAGGTGACACCCCCGGGGGAGGGGCTGACCCCCTGGAGGACATCGGGAGAACATCGGAGAACATCACCGGCCCCCGGCTGACCCCGGGACCCGCGCCCGGGCTGGCCGCCGTGGCCGCCCTGCTTCTGTTTGCTTCTGTGGCTAAGTTGCGCGCTTTGCCGCACTTAGCGTCCGCCGCACTGTGTCTGCTGCACTGTCTGTGCTGTGCTGGTGTGCGCCTGCTGCGTGGCCGCTGCTGAGCGCGTGATCAGCAGGTGATCAGGCCCGGGACAGCACCCGGGGCAGATCAGGCTAAGTGGCGGTGTGTGCGGCAGTTAGGCGGATTCGGGCCGTCGGCGCGGGCGGCCCGGGACCGCACCGGAGGGGACCGGAGGGGGAGCAGGGGGAGGCACGCGGGGAGCGCGCCTTCCGCAGGGGCTCAGGGTGATCACTCGCCCTTGCCAGGCCACGCGCCCGCGTTTGGGCCGTCCCGCGTAGGTTCGCCGCCCGGGGTTCGCGGCTGTAGTGGCCGCCGTTCACCCGGGGGAGTTTGCCGTGACCGAGCGCCCGGGGTGTTCACGCTGACCCGCGCCTTTGTGGGGGACGCCGCCCGTAGGACCTGATCAGTTTGCGTGTGGTTGCGCGTATGCCCCTCGCCCGTATCCGCCCGCCCGCTAGGGTGAGCGCCCTTTCGGTTTGCGCCCGTTCGCGCCGTGTGTTACCCGGGGTGTGCGGGGTTTGGGACCGGCCCTGCTTGTCGCCGACGTTTAGGGAGTTAGCGGGTTTATCGGCTCTCCACTTCTGAAAGGGTAGCCGGGCGCGTTACCCGCGCACGCCTTTGCCGAGGGGGAGCCCTCTACCTGGTAGCCGCGCCCTTTCCCTTTGTCGCCCTTCCTGCCTACTCCCCGGGGGTCTTTTTTTTGCCGTTTGGACCCGGGGTTGCTTTGTCCCGATGAGCGCGCCGCCCGTGCGATCACCCCGGCCGCCCCGGCTTGTTGCTCGCCCCGATGAGGTCACCCGGCGCGCCCCGCGCGCCCGCGTACCCGCGCAGGCCCGAATCAGGGAGGGGGACGGCCCGGAATCGGCCGCCACGCTTACACCGGCCCCGCGTCCCGGCCCCGGGGGTCGATCTAGGTATCAGCGCCCCGGAACCCGGGAGAGAGGCCCGTAGAGGCCCTCAAACGCAATTCGGCCCTCCGGCCCGCGTCACCGGCCGGAAGGCCCTGGTCCCTGGAATGAGGCGCGCCCCGGGACCCGCGACCGGGAGACGCGCCGTGTGGCGGCCCTGACCCCGAGCCGCGCTATGGTGGCCAGGGGAGGTCGTAGCGCCGCGCGAAGGCCCGCGCGTGCCGCGTACACCGCCCCGAGGTCGCCTGCCGCCGAACGTAGACCCAACCGCGCCGCATGAGGACCTTTGGAGGGTAGCTCCAGGACGCCCGGTAGCGCGCCACCTCCCCGCACCCGGGAACCGCGCAGGCCCCGCACTGGTCCCGCCGCCGTAACCGCTCGATCATGTGAAGCTCGCCCGCCATCACTCTTCCTCTTCCGAATCCACCATCATTCCGTCCAGCGCTTCCCCAACAATCTTGCGGGACGCCGCGAGCATCAATCTGTCCTCGTCTTCGTCGCCGTTACGATCAACCAACATCACTCGCAGGATCTTCTCGATATACAGCGCCCAATCACCAAACCTGTCGGTGTCATACTCAGCAACCGACAGCCCCTCCCCACCGGGCAGCACACTGATCACCATCTTATGCTCCATGCAGCAAATCAGATAATCGACCAGGAAGTCGGCGGCCGCCTCAAACTCGACATCCTCCTTCCCTTCAAGCTCCATCACATCCACGCCCTCCCGAGACGATGATCAGCCACCGCCCGTCCTCCAACTCAATCTCGCCCCACTTCTTTCCGTGGCCACAGCAGGAGCCCCTCATGTTGACGCCACTCTCCTGGAGCGCCCGGACGATCGGGGCAATGCACGCATCGATCCGCATCCGTTTCCACTTCGCGCGTCCCGAGCAGCTCAGGTCGGCGGGGATCCGCACACGGACCAACTCATGCGTGCCCCACTTACACACAGTCACCATCCACGTCGGGACCTTCGGGAGCCGAGGCGAGATCCCCGTATTTCTCCCACGCCGCCGAGAGCCGCTCGTAGACGAGCACCGCCAGCTTCTCAGCCTGCGCGAGGGGCATCTGTGGAGGCCCCCACGTCTAGACCAATTCGTTGATCGCCCGCTTCACTTCCGTCGGATTGAACTCCTCGTGCTCCATCTCGCCTCCTAGACCACAAACGGCTTCTTTGCCGCAGGCCCTGCGATACGCATCGGGGCTTCGTACCAGATCCGAAGCTCGGGCTTGTTCGACCCCGCCTCCATCGAATCGAAGGTCTTGATCGCGCTGCTGAGCCCGTACAGGCAAAAGAACCAGGCTTCGTCCCAACGGTTGAGAAGCTCGGTCCGGAAGCCCGCTTCGTCCGCGAGTACGAGGTATCCCGTCCCCCCCGCGAGCGCCCGTGCCGTTGCGAACTTCTTACCCGTATCCCGATCGGTGTCGTCGCCCTGCGCGCCGCTCGAAGTCCACGCCGAGCCGCTTTTGTAGTTGTTCCAGGTCGCCTCAGTGATCACCGAATCGTCCCGCTTGATCACATAAGAGTCATAGCTCATCCCGCCCGCGCCCGCGTCGGTACAGTAGGCGCGAAGCTGCGCCCTGATAACCGACGCCCCGGCAGGAAACCGGGGCAGCGGTCCGATCCGGAACATCGGGAAGTCTCCCGAACTGCCCGCGCCCGAGAAATAGAACGAACTCAGGCCCGCCTTGACCGTCGTCGGGTCGGTCTCGTCGAGGTAGGAGTCGGCGAGGCATCCCGTGCTCAAGTCCATCCGGTGCGAGATTGGAGCATAGCTCGTACCCGGAACCACGATGATCAAACGGTCGCAGGTCGGGCAGCGCGCCCAGTGCGTCGCGCTCGCCTCGGCAGGATGGTCGTTCCCGCTCGCCCCGGGAGCGCCCGCGTTGAGACTGATCGACTGGACGTCGGCGGAGCTACCATGCGCCTTGCAGGTGATCGTAGGCGTCGCCGACTTGAGGATGATCGTGGTCAGCGGAGCATGGTTGCCCGTCGTCGTGCGCGCGATGGTCGGCCAGCGCTTCGTCGCCGAAACGATAGGGGAGCCGAAAGAGATCGTCGTAGAGATTGCGGTGACTTCGATGTTGAGGTCTAGCTGCACCGTTCCAAAGGCAAGACCCGACACGATCCCGGATGGGGAGACGTTCAGGTCTAGCTGCGGGCTGCCGAGCGCCGCCGTGGACGCGATACCGCCCGCTCCTGTGATATCAGGCATGACACACCTCCGCCGTCAGTATATCCTGCCGCGTGAGCGCCCGCAGCAACCACTCCGCCGTCTACCCGATCTTCGCAGTCGAGCGAGCGCTCACCGCTTCCTTCCTCGCAGGTAGACGCGCAACAGCCCGACCCCCAAACTCAGCAGCGCCGCCCCCAAACAGAGAGCGAGTAACTGCTCGACCGCGCGCGCCCATTCTACGAAAAACTCGTCCATCACCAAGGACGCCCCGCCTCTACCTTCACCGTTTCGATCACCGGGCTCCAGCGCCCGAGCACCTGCGCCCGCAGGCCGAGGTAGGTTGTCCCTTCACCCACGACGATCAGGCCGCCACGCCGCAGGTCTTTCCAAACACGCTCCGTCGCCTCCTCGACCGTCGCCGCCCCGCCGATCGTAACCGGCCGCATCACCTGCCGCGCCGCGTCCCACGTCTCCGCCGTGATCGAATCGGGCGAGGCCCGGAGGTGGTAGACCGTCTCGACGTCGGGGAGGTTGCGCAGGCCATACCACTGAGGCCAGACGAACCGCCACCACGATCGAACTGTGAAGTGCTGCCCGTCGCACCAGTAAGTGAACCGCGCGTCCAGCGACCCGATCCCGTTACGGGGCTGCGCGTTGGGGTTGACTTCGACCAGACCGTATCGGTAGCCACGCGTGTAGAGCGTATCCTGTCCGTGCAGCTCTTTCTGGAACTCTCCGCTCGGTTGCCCAAGATCCATGTCCCACACGCGTGGCCAATAGAACAACCGCCCCGTCCCGCCTTGCCCCTGATGCGTAACCTGCGCCATGCCCTGCCCGCCTAAGAGCGCCGTGCCCGTTGCGAGCCGTACCCGACGAGGTGTGCTGTTCGGGTAGCGCGGATCGTGGTAGGCAGTGATCCACGCAACGTCCCATCCCTGGAGCCGGTCCGGCAACCCGGGACGCCCGAAGGCTTGCTCCTGGAAATAGTATCCGATCCCGTTCGAGCCGTAGAACCAGTCCCACCAGTCCATGTGACGCGAGGAGGCCATGAAGTTTTCCATCTTCATCCCGCTAAGCTGGAACCGCCACATCGGATCGCCATAGTTGGAGCCGTCGTTGACGAGCACCACCATCTCGGGATGCTCATTAACGAACGGACCGAAGTCCCTCCAGAACGAGAAATTCTCCATGCGCGTCAACAGGTCGTAAGGCTGGTTTCCATCTTCGGAGCAGCTACGACAGGTGCCCTCCGCGATCCCGTCACGGTTTGGATCCGCGTCGCAAAGTACCTCCCGCGAGACCGTACCGAGGCAGTCGCTGAAGACCTCCAGGATGAGCGCGTTCTGTGCCGCGCCCTCATAGTTGTCCCACGACCACGGCTCCCCGATCCCGGGTTCGCCGAAGCGATGAAGCAGCAACCACGGCAGGACGACCTCCGCGATCCATTCCGAAGCCCGCAGGCCCTTCGACGTCCCGTAGGTGCCGACCGGGCAGTGCCGCGTCCAGTTTAGGAACGTCCAGAAGTCGGAGCCGCCGTAGTCACGGATCCGTTCGCCCCTGGTGTTGTAGAGCCACCAGTCATTCTGCTGCGCGTAGAATCCGATCAGCCGTAGCGGGCTCCAGGTCGTGTCGGCGTGCCACCAGTCCGATTCGTCGTAGACCGCCCATTGAGGCTGCCAGGCATAGATGAACCTCAGATCGCGCTCGCCCCCTATCCGCGACCGGCGATCCCGAAGCTCCCTGTACATCTCGGGACGGTCGAAGGTCACCACGACGTCGTGCCAGGCGATCGTATCGCGCGCCGCCTCCGACCAGTGCCCGATCGAGTGCGTGTAGACGAGCGAGCCGGGGAAGCCACGCTTCCCCTTCGTCGCATCGACCGGAGCAATCCATCCCGCGAGCCCCTGAAGGAGTAGGAAACCGAGAAAGACCAGAAGACCGATCAGCAGCCGTTTCATAACGCCCTCCCTGGCTAGATTTCCAATGCGCCCTGCTCGTCCTGCGTGTCTTGTTCGTCCTCGTCCTCGTTACCTTCCTCCAGCCTACGGATCGCGACCTGTACCTTCCCGGGGTCTCGCTCGACACCAACCACGCGCCGCCCCAAATCCCGCGCCGCCTTCAAGACCGGCCCCGTCCCAAAGCAGGGATCCAGGACCTTATCGTTCTCGCCGCTGGAGGTTTCGATCATCTTCCTGACGAGCCAGACGGGCTTGCGCGCCCGCCCGTTGAGCTTCTTCTCACTACAGGCCGCGCCGACGAGCACGTTGTGGATGTACCCGCCCGGCGCGAAGCGATAGGCTTTGTCGTTGCCGTCCCAGGCACCGAAGACGCCCCCCTCGGCCGCGTTCAATGGATGCCGGAACCCGAAGGCGGGAGATGGATTGGTCTTGTGCCAGAAGAACGGCACCCAAGGGTGGAGCCCCGCGTCACGCGCCGCCTGGCGGACGATGTCAAGCCGCCAAATATCATAGAAGCACCACCAGAGCCCGCCAGGCTTCAGGAGCCGTTTGATCTGGACGAAGAGCCCGGAGAGGTCGAAGGGTTCGTGGTCCCATTCCCCGAAGTCGTGATCGCGCTCATATCCGCACTGGACGAAACGAGAGCGCCGCTTGCTGATCTTGTAAGGCGGATCCGCGATCACCAGGTCCACGGTCCCCCCGCGCAGCCCCGGGAGAACGTCCTCCCAACGCGCCTCGTAGACCTTGATCCCCTTCTCCTTGTAGGCGGCCCGAATCGCCATCAGTCGTCGGCTTCCTTGAGTCGAAGCCCCTTGATCGCCGTGAAGAGAAAGCGCTCGGAATTGTTGAGCACCGCCTGGTACGGCAGGTCAGCCGTCACGCCCTGAATCTCGATCGGTTTGAACTCGACGCCCGTCAGGCGGTCGTCCTTGCGGATGAACCCGTCGTGCGTCAGAAGCACGATCTTCTGCCCGATCAGCATCCCCAAATCAATCTGCCACTGAATCGTTACCTTGTTCGGCATCGGCCTCGCCCCCCTTGTTCCGCTTGACCTTGTTTGCGCATTCCTCGCTACACCACATCTTCGAACGCGGGATATCGCACCCGCACGAAAGGCAGCGCGCGATCTTGAAGATACTCAATCGGCCCTGCTCCCGTAGCTGCCGGAAGAGGGTCAACTCGTCGCCCACGCAATAGGGTCTCTCTAGTTTTTTCTCGGTGCTTCCCATGTCAAATCCCCTCCGCAGTCGTAGACCCGGAAATTGCAACATGGCTGCTGCACCCGCTTCGTCGGCGTGTCGCAATTGCGATCACGCAACTGAACCGACGGAGATCCGTTCGTGCCAACCCTGATCCGGACCGCCTGTTCTCCCGTCATGGCGTAAAGCTCGATGTAGGACACGCCTCCGTCAGAGACAGTCCAAAGCCCCCGCAACGAACCGCCCGCATCGACTAGCTCGAATCGCTGCGCGCGGACGACGCCCGAATCGGCCGTGGCGATGTGAACCTGGACCGCGAGGACGCCCACGAACACCAACGCCGCAATCCCCACCGCAACAAGAGACCCCACGTACCGACGGAGCCATCTCTGATGTCTAAGTAACTCGTTCATCTTGTCTCTCCTTTCACCGCCCGGAGGACCGCACGCAGGTCGGTTCGGAATGACTCCAATTCGCCCGCGTTACGGATGCGCCCGGGCAAGAGCGCTGCGGGATGATACGTCGCCAGCACCGGGATCGAATCCGCCTCGTCTCCAGTATCGCAGTCGGGCGGAAGCCAATTCCCCACGCCCGGGAGCCATTGCCCCCGCCAGCGCGTGATGCCGACCTCTCCCGTCAGCACCGTCAGAGCCGCGCCCCCAAGAGCAAGGATAGCCTTCGGACGCGCAGCCTGCACGATTTCCCGAAGGCGCGGCGCGCACGCCTCCACCTCATCCGGCATCGGGATCCGGTTGCCGGGAGGCTTGCAGCCGAGGACGTTCGTGATGTAGTGCGCAACCACGTCGTTCCACTGTACCTTTAGCTCCCGCATCAGTAGCTCGCCCGCAGGCCCGACGAACGGGAGCCCCTTCCGATCCTCCTGCGCCCCGGGAGCCTCACCAACAAGCACGACCTCGGCGGGAAGGCCGCCCTTACCATAAACAACATTCGTGCGCCCCTTCGCAAGGCGGCACCGCTTGCAGGTCGTCCAGTAGCGCATCAGGTCCACCGTCGCGCCCGCCCACTTCATCGAGCCCCGTGCCGAGGTAGGGTTCACTCTCACTTTCCCCTCCGCATCAAAGTCGAACTGGAAAACCGTAACGTCGTCAACGTCGCGTCCCTCCGAGGGAAAGTAGCCGCGCGCCCTCGTGATCGTAGAGACCGCCCCTTCGGGTAGGATCAGGTTTGCCGCGGCATCCACCTATCATCGGCCACCAACCACTCACGCCCAAGCACACTCACCGGCCGCGCCATCGTCGCACGGTTGAACGCACGGATCTCCGCCTCCGCCAGGTCCCTCATCTTGATCACGCCCTTACGGAGCAGGTCTTCGGTCCACGCCATGCGCGCAAGGCAGCAAGCGTCAGCGAGGTCACCGAGCACGGTGTTGACGCCCGCCTGCGTGAGCCCCTTGACGACCGCGACCACCTCGTCCAGCCCTGGCCACCAGCGCTCCACGACGGCCCCGATCATCTGCTCAGGCTCGGGATCCCCTTCGTGCGCAGAGAACAACTTGACGTCCATCGGATTGTGCAGTCGCAGCTTCGAGCCGGAGGTGAGCGCCAGGTAGCGCGCGATCCCGCTGATCGCCGCGATGTCGTGCTGCCCCCGCGTCCGGGAGCCGAAGGCGAACTCCTCGATCGCCACGAAGTCCGGCCGTCGTATCTGGAACCAGTGATCGAGTAGCTGCCCCCAAAACTGCAGCCGCGCGACGTGAAGGTAGTCGGGGTCCCTACCGCTCGCCTTCTTCATCTTCGCAACCGGGAGGTGGTGGCCGCACCCGAGCGCGCCCTTGCGCACCGCCTTCTGGACGTCCGTGACGTAACCGTACCAGGCAGGCTTGCCATCGTCGCCTAGCTCGACGACGGCCCCGTGATTCGTGCTCAGGTCGTAGCCGTGGAAGCGAGGCATTATGGCCGCAGCCCTCGTAGCACCGAATCTGCGTCCTCAAGGCTCCGATCGATCCTGTGGACCCGCGCGCGTAACTCGGCGAGCCGGTTCATCACCGCCCCAATGTGATCGCTCGGCGGAGGATCCTTCTCGGGATTCATCGCCTTCTCGACCGTCTTCGGTTCGTCGCGGTCACCGAATGCCGACGCGCGAATCGACCGCGCCCGCTCCTCCAGAGCAGAGACTACCTTGTCGGTCTCTTCGAACTCCGTCCAGACCGTGCGTGCTCGGCACGCGCCGTCCTGCCCGCCCTCGTACATTTCACTCCTCCCTTCTTATGGACCGCTGTCGACGTTCTCCTCGTCGGCGATCACTTCATCGTCGGCCTTGCCGCCAAGGTTCCCGAAGCGTGTCTCCCTCGGGATCCCGGGGACCTCGACGCCCTGCGCGAGCGCGGGGTCGGACGTCCCGTCTCCAATCGGATCCCCGCTCCCATCGCCGACCGTAACCGAGTCGCCCCCCGCCCGGTAGGCGACGATCGAATCCGATGCCGCCGCGAAGGCCGCCCGCGTCCCCATCCCGGTCCCCGAGTAGCCAGCCGACTGCGCCGCCACAAATCCGAGGTTCTGCCGTGCATCCTGGAGCGCGTTCTGGTCTGCCGCCAGGAAGACGAACTGCCAGCCCCGGACCTCGCGCCGCTGATCAATCATCGCCTGAACCTGATCGCGTTTGTACTCCCGGCTCGCGTTCTCCTGGCCGTCGGTCAGGATCACGACCACGACCTTCTCGGGCTGCTCCGCGTCGGGCAGCTTCTCGATATCCTCGTCGAGCGTCGTGATCGCGCGCCCAATCGCATCGTAGAGCGCCGTCTGTCCTCGCGGCGCGTAGGTGCTCTGGTCCAGGAACGGGACCGCGAGGATCTTCTCGGTCCGGTACGGCTCCTGGTATTCGTGATCGAAGAGAATCAAACTCAGCGTCGCCTCCCCGGGCGCTACCCGCTGCCCGTGGACGAATCGGTTGAACCCCTCGATCGCGTCGTCCCTGATCGCCGCCATCGATCCAGAGCGGTCGACGACCGCCACGATAGCTGTAAGTCCTACCTTCGGCATCTTGCCCTCCCTTACAATCCCAGGTCGCCCTGGCAGTTGTCTCGCGGTCGTGGGGGATCGGTCATTCGATACTCGAAGTCGCTCGTCCCCGGAACGCGCCGCTTGACGATGTTGAACCCTTCATCCCGTAGCTCCCGAAGGCGGCGCAGGCCCTCCGGAGCAGGCCGCTCCGGGGTGCCCGCCGCCCCGCAGACCTCCTGGCCGCCATGCCATTCCCCGTCGCACATCAGAAGCCGGACCCTATCGCGCCCCGCGTCACCCACGGGGCGAAACCTCAATGTCCCAACCCATCCCCTGTATGATCGAAAGCGCCTGCGCATGAAACTCCGGGGGCAGATTCTCGAAGTCGAAGACCGCGTCGACCGTCCCAACCACCTTACCGCCCTTCCGCTCCCTGAAAACGATCATGTCCACGAAGTGCGCCTTCGGCTCCGAGATCACCGTGACCGCCTGGCCGTCGATAATCACGACGCCCCGTTTACGCTCACCGCTCATGCCGCCTCCAGAATCGAGACGCCGCCTTCCTTCACCGCCCGGAAGGTCCGCTCGAAGACGTCGCTCATCGCAGGCGCGTGCGAGATCACCACGATCGAGTGCCGCTTCGCCCGCAGGTGAGTCAGTAGGTCCACGACGCGCGCCTGCCCGGTAGCGTCCAGGCCGTCGAGCGCCTCGTCCATGATCAGCAGGTCGATGGCCGCCCGCTCGCGCCGGGCAACCAGGTCCATCAGCGCCAGGTCGGCCGCGATGGTTATCTTCCTCCACTGGCCTCCGCTCGGCTGGACGTTGCCCGCGCCCTCGACGTCGACGACGATGCTGAACTTGTCTCGCTTGCCGCCGCCCTTGAGCGCCGCCTCGGTATCGTAGGCGACCCGGACATCCCCATCGCTCAAGACCTCCAGGTAGCCGTTCGTCAGGTCGGCAAGCTCGCCGATGATGTCGTCGAGGATCTGACTGCGCAGGCCCTGGTTGCCGAAGCCGCGCACCCAAAACTCCGCGACCGACACTGCCTCCTCCGCGCGGTCTCGCTCGCCCTTCGCCGCATCAATCTCGCCCGCCAGCCGTTTGCGCTCCTTCCCCACCGCCGCCAGCCTCTTCGACAATCGCTCTGCTGTCTGCTGCAAGGTCCGCACCTGCTCGGCGACCCCGTCGATCCCGACCAGGTCCCGCCGCGCCGCTTCGAGTCCATCCCTGATCGCATCCCGATCCTTGACCTCCTGCTCTAGCTCGCGTTCGTCCTCCTCGGCGCTGCTGAGTGCCTTCACCGCAGCCGCACGCTCCTTGTCCGCCTTCAATGCCTTGCTCGTATGCGCCGCCGCCGCCCTCTTCAGAGATTCGATCGTGGCCGCGACGGTCTCCGCCCCGGTCGGCGTCCCGCATTCCGGGCACTTGCCTTCGTCCACGAAGGCCGCAACGCGGTCCAGCTTCTCGGAAGCCGCGCGCGTCTCCGCCTGGCTCGTCTGCCGCAGTCCGGCGATCTTGCTCGATAGCTCCCGCTGCTGCTGCCGGAGCGCCCGCAGGTCGCCTTCGAGGTCACCGGACTCCTCCAACGTCGCCTCCGCCTCGGAGATTGTTTCGACCAGCGCCTGACGCCCCGCCGTCCGAACCTTGAGCCGTTCCTGCTGCTCCCGGTTCTCCTGAAGGTCGTCTTTGATGCCCTGAAGGTCCTGCCCCTGCAACGCGGTCTCCAACGGTACGATCCGCGCCGCCGCCGCGTCGCGCTCGCGCTCGGCTGCGGTCCGCTCAGCCTTCACGAACTCCAGCGCCAGGTCCAGACCGTCCAGCCGCAGCACCCGGAAGAGGATCGCCTTGCGCTCGGAGTCGGTCGTGCGAGGCATCGCAAACCGCGAGTGGTCGTCCTGCCCGTAGAGGACTGTCGAGCGGAAGGTTCGGAAGTCGAGCCCGAGCAGCGCCTCGATCTGTTTCTGCGTCTCGGTCATAACCGGCCGCGTGACGTCCTTGCCCGCGTGGGTCAGCGTCAGCGTGCCCTGCTTCTTGGTCCTCGTTCGGGTGACGAGGTAGGTCTCCCCATCGACGATAATCTCCTGCGTGCCGACCGCCTCCTTCGCCCCGCGCCGAATGACCTCCTCGTAGCGGTCGCCTTCGATCGTCTCCCCGAAAACGATCCACGACAGCAGCTTCGGTAGGTGGCTCTTGCCGCTATTATGGACCACAACACCATTCGCAATGAAGCTGTCCGCGCCCGGGACAGTTATATCGTACACATCAGCCACTCCAGCGGGCTCAACCGAAAGAACAGTGTGGTTCACCGCCTCTCGTTCCCGCTTGGCACGGAATAACGCACGCATCGTCTCGCTGCGCTTGCGCCTCGTCTCCACGCTCTGCGCGCGTCTCGAATTCGCTGCGCGCATCCTCGCCTTCGTTTCGGCCGTATGGTGCTTCCCCTTCATCCCACGAGGATGAATCCCCGTTCTCTGCCACCCCAATTTGCCAGCTCGGTTACGCTCGCTCGTATGCTGCGAGAGATGCTCTCCACGATTCTTCCATTCCAGATTCCCAATGGAATGATCGAACGGATTACCGTTCAGATGATGAACCTGCTTGTCCCGGAAACGCGGTCCGTGTACGGCCCTGCAGACAAATTGCTGCTCACTCACAGCCTGCGAACGTCCCGTCCAATGAATCAGCGTCCTCCACCCTCCCGCCCCTCTCCGATACATCGAACACAATCGATCTCCGGGACGAAGATCCCCCAAAGCCCTCCACGTTTGCCCGTCCGAAAGAAGGACCGGATGATCAGCAGTCCCAACAAGCTCCTGTGGCGGGATGTATTTTTCACCCTGCCCCGCCCCCTGTCGCGTCGCATACTTCGAAAGCATCACCCGAATCACGGGGGCGGACTTCTTGGTCAAAACAACTCGCGAAGCTCTCCGAATCACAATTCGCCCATCCGACCACGCATAAACCCAGGGGCGCTCTCCCACCAAATCCCCGATCGGGATCCCTTTTGGAAACCGACGCAGATCGCGTGGACAATCAATCAACGTCTCTCCCACTAAACAGCCGTTCGAGCCCGCCGAGGTGGTGTCGTGATTGTCGCCGTCGATCAGGGTGAGCCCGGGAAGGCTCCAGTCGAACTCGACCTCTTTGAAGGGACCGAAATCACGCCCGCTCATCTTGCCGAATTGGATCATATCCCAGTCGCCTCCCCGTCGCCGCCGTAGCCATAGCTGCGCTGCCGCTCAAGCCGCGCGCGCAACCGCTCCCTCTTGATCGCACGCTTCGACGCCAGGTGGTCCGAGATAACGCCGAGCCCCCATCCGAGAATGAACGTCCCAATCGAAAGCAGCGCCACTCCCCAGTCCGGCATCACTCGATTCTCCTGAACCGCGACCCCGCGTAGCCGCTCTCCCACGGCGGCACGCCGATCTTGTACGGGTTATACCACCAGAACCGTTCGATGAACTGCTGCGCGACGACCTCAATCGTATCGCGCGGGACCCATCCGAGTAGGGTAGGCCCAATCACGAAAGTCGAATCGGGCTGCCAGAGCGTGTCGGGCTCCGTCGAGTAGGCCATCATCGATACCTCGTAGCGCCCGGGTTCGACACCCTCCGGGAGCCCATAGGTGATCTTGAATAGCTGGAGCGAATCCTCGGGCGGGCTCACCAATTCGATCAACGCCCTGCCCGTGACGTGCTGCCGCTTGAAGAGAACCGTCCCCTCGTCCTGTGCCGCAGCCGCCGTCACCAGCGCGACCGCGAGCGCCGCCATCAAGATTGCTGTTCGCATCACGACCTCCCCTGCGTCGGGAAGTCGCCGACCCGACGCCCTTTCGGCCTCGAACCCCCCGCCGCCTTCGCCGCCGCGCGGTCGTCCGCCTGCGCCTTCTTGTGTTCGAGGAAACGCATCAGCGCCTCCGGTCGCGCGCCGAAGGCCATCTCCAAGCCCGGCTCCTCGGGTTGCGCCAGGTAGGCGCGCATCGAAACCTGCGACCGTAGCACCGGCAGGTGGAGCGCCCGCGCAAGCTCCTCCTCGGCCTTCGCCCCCTCTGATTCCTCCCATCCCGGGAGCAGGTACACCGCGTCGCAGCGCGTCAGCGCCTCCAGATATCCCATCAGAAACGCCTCATCGGGAATCCCCGCTGCCCTGTGAAAGAATCGCGTGTTGGTGTGGGGGCAGAACGCCATCCCGCCCGCGCGCCAAACCTCCAACGCCGCCTCCTCCGCTACCCGGACCCGCTGCTCGACCTCCCAGGCCGTCTCGCCCCGGAACGGACCCACGATAAAGACCACCCTCATAGCTTCTCCCCCGCCGCGCTCAGCGCCCGCTCCCCTAGCTCCAGGACCCGCGCGCGGTCCAGCCCCTCGGGGTTCTGTTGCTCGACGTATCCCCGCATCGCAGCAGGGATACTGATCGTGCCGCCCGCCGTCTTCTTGATCTTGAGCCTGCTCTTTGCCGCCGCCGTGACGACGTGCGTCACCTTCACGAGCCGCACACCGACCTCACGCTGGAGCATCTCGTATTGACTAGTCCACTCCTCGGTCCGCTTGACCGCATCCTCGGTCCCATGAACCTGCACCCAAACGTAGTCGCCCGCCTGCGGGGCGGCCGCCTGCCCCGTTTCATCATCGACGTCGACGCGCAGCTTGCCGCCCTCGATCGTCGCCTGAACCGGGATTACATGAAACTTCGGCACGCTCGTAACGCGGACCTTCGTACGCTCGACGATCTTGGGGCCTTCGATCGAGATATCCCAAAAGCCCCGCTCGCTCCCCGCGTCGCCGAAGGTATGCTGTAGCGGGGCACCGAGGTAGAAGATCTGGTCCGTGATGTCTTGAGGGTCGTGGTAGTGACCAAGGATAGCGCCCGCAAAGGGAGCAAGCTCCTGCGGTCGGATCCCGTCGGGAGCGATCCACTCCCCGGAGCGAACGCCGACGATGGTCTGGTGACCGACGACGAAGGTGTCCTTCGCCCACTTCTGCTCAGCCGCCTCCTCCAGAATCTCGCGCGTGGCCATCTTGGGCTTGTAGGAGACCGGGAGAAAGCGCACGCCCCCGAATTCCTCGGGGGGCAAAGGCCGCTCCTCGGCATCATAGATCCGGATCCGGTCTTCCCCCATCTCGCTCAGCGCGTCGAGCGTATAGTAGACCGCCGCCGCGTCGTGCGCATCGTGGTTGCCACCTATCATGTGGATCCGATTCACCGCGTCCGTAGCGAGCAGCTTGTGAAGGGTCCGAATGACGGCCCGCAGGGTGATCGCATCGAGCAGCCGCTTATCGAATAGGTCGCCAGCGATCCAGAGGTCCTCGATTCCGTTCGTCTGCGCGTAGCGCCCCATCTCCTTGAGCACGGAGACCGTATCGATCAAGCGGTCCGTGATCAGGGAGTCCGCTCCGCGCTTCGCATAGGGGAGCCCGTTGTAGATGTGGACATCGGCGGTCCAGAGCGCACGGTAGCTCATTGCGACGCCTCCAGGATCGTCTCCATGATCCGGTCCATCAATTCATCGGCCCTATCTCACCATCCTCGGGACAACCAAGCCGCGCCTCGAAGTAGGACACCAGTGCGATCGCCAGGTTGTCCTCGAAGCTATCGCTATTCTCAATGGCATCGAGGCAGCCAACCTTCTGACGGATCTCCTCCCACCTCCGCGATCCTTTTTCAATCACTGCGCCTCATCCTCCCCGAATGCCTTCTTGATTGCGGCCTCGACGACCCGGGGCTTCGACCACCCATCGACGCGCATTTCGACGTCGCCACAGTCCTTGCACTTCCGAATTAGGATGTAGCCGTCATAAAACAAGATATCGAACCGATCGTGCTTGCACATCATGCGCCCCGCACGCTCACCTGGACGAGGACCGCCTTCGGGGCCGGGTCGCCGAGCACCTTCTTGGCGATGTAGATGTTCGCTACCGGAGCCTCGGGGTCCTTCGCCTCGTAGCGGATCGAATGCTTGCAGACCTTCCCCTGCTCCAACTCGATCGCGATTCCGTCTCCGCCCTCGGCCAGTTTCTGATCACTCATTGTTTCCTCCCGAATTTGAGCTTCGCCTCGATCGCCTCCAGGACCTCGGTCCGATCCGCGATCAGCTTCCGAAAGCCCCGGACGCCCTGCCACTTGATCGGCTTGCCGCCGTTGGTGAGCGGAGGCATATCGTACCAACCGCCCGCACCCGAATTCAGGACGCCCTCCTTCTCCGCCTGCCGGAGCAACGCGTCCTCGTAGTCGACGCCCTCTCCGAAGCGAACCACGAAGTCGGCCTTCGCCCACGGCATCCCAATCTGGCTCTTGATGATCGTAGCCTCGACGTTCTGCGCGACCGCCTTGCCGCCCCCCTCCTCGCCGCCATCCTTGACCTGCTTGCGCCGCGCCAGGTCGATCACCAGCGCCGAGTAGAACTCCGGAGCCCGGCCGCCCGCGATCTTCTTGCGCGCCTTGTAGGCTCCGATCATCTCGCGCGTTTGGGAAATGAAGACGAGCGCAACCGAGAGCCCGTCCATATCCACGATCAGCTTCGGAAGGATCCAGGACATTACACTCGCCTGCGAGCCCGGGCGCGGGGAGTCGCCATAGTCGGACTCGTAGTCGCCCTCCGCAATCGCCGCGTTGATCGAATCGAGCACGACGAGCACCGGGGTCGCCGCGTCCTTCTCCCGCACCGCCGTCACCATTCCCCTCAGCAGTTGACAGCACTCCTCTAGGTGCTTCGGTCGCGGAACGATCAGGTCCCCCAACTTCACCCCTAGATCCCGCGCGTATCCCCAGTCCGCCTTTCGCTCGGCATCGATGAAGACCGCGATGCCGCCGCGCTCCTGGACCTCCGCGCATAGCTGAAAACCGAGCGTCGTCTTCCCGGTAGACGGATCGCCCGTGATGATTGTCAGGCGCGCGAGCGGAACGCCCCCGCGCTTCGTCGCGGCGTCCAGGGTCGGACAGCGAGTCGAGATCACCCCCGGGATGGTGAGCGGGACCTCGCTACCGAGACGCACCAGGCCGTCGCCTCGGCCCTTCCCCATTGACGAGACGATCCGGCTCACCAGCCGGTCGCTCGGCGGACGCCGCGACGTCTTCTTCTTCACGCTAGCCAGCCTTCGCACGCCGTGCTGACTTCCGCTTCGCTCCGGCCGTTCCGGTCTTGCGCTTCTTCTTGTCTAGCTCCTGCCGAAGACGCGACACCGATTCGGGCTGCTCCGGTTCGGGAGCCTTCGCAGGGTTCTCCTTACCGTCCTCGCCCTCGCCATCAAAAGGGATGCCGTCGTCCTCGTCGTCCAGGACCTCGTCGTCCTCGTCGTCCAGGACCTCGTCGTCGTCCCCAACCACGAGCGGGGTCACCTTCATGGTCGGCTTCGCCTTGACGCGTTTGCCGTCGTTCGTCGTGAAGATCGCAAGGCCACCTTCGATGCCCTCGAACTTCCCCTCGCGCCCCTTGAAGCCATACCACTCGCCGACCTCCGCGTCCTGCGCGGGGATCTCCTCAGCGGGCTCGGCCTCTTCCTCTTCCTCTTCCACGTCGTCGTCGTCGTCGCCCGGCTCGCGCTCCTCCGGGGCAGCGGATTCGTCTTCGTCGTCTTCGAGAGCGGGGCCGTCACTCTCCTCAACCTCGGCCTCCTCGTCCTCTTCGGCGACCGCAACGCCCTCCAGGAACCCCGCCGCCGTCGGGCGGTCATAGCAGAGCTTTGCCGCCATCTGATACATATCGCCGGAGCCGCCGTGCTGGAGCGCGTCTTCGATCATGGCCACCATCTCGTCGCCGAGCCGCTTCGGCTTCTGCGCCGTCGTAGCGTCGACCGATACCTTGTACTTCGTGCCGTGCTTGCCCGAGCCGACACGGTTCACGCGCGCAAAGATCGCGGCATCGTAGTCGCTCGGGTCGTCGAACTCGCCAAAGATATCGAGCAGGCCGTCGTAGATCGTCCAGCCCTCGAAGATCGGGACGACCTCGTAGGGCTCCAACTTCTTCCATCCCGCCCCGCCACTACGGCGGAACGCGATCGGCACGACGTTCCACAAATACTTCCACTTGAGCTTCATGTCCTCGGCCGCCTCACCCGTCACCGCGCCGGAAGCGAGCGCCTCGCAGACCGGGCAGCCGCCTTCGATGTCCTTCTCCGCGAGGAACTCCTGAATGAATGGGTGCGCCAGGATCTTGTTTTTCGCCGGATCCAGACAGACCACCATCTTGTTGTCCGGCCCGACGCCGTAGTGAACCGCGACCGGATAGACGCATCGCTTGTCCTCGGGTCGACAAACCGGGCAAACGAAGATCAGCGTGTCGCCCTCGTTGAACCCGAAGAAGTCCTTGCGCCCGCCTTCGAAGCGAGCCAGCCGCATCGATTCGGTGTCGGTCTTACGACTCGCCCGACGTCTCGTCTTCACCGCCATCAGACTCTCCCTTCTTGCGCCGACGCCGCGAACGCGACATCGCCGCCTCCATCTTGCCCAGTTTCTCTTCCTCGGTCTTCGTGGTCGGCTCATCGCTCGGGTCCTCGCCGACACGACCGTGGATTTCCTCCGCTCGTTCACGGCCGAGCATCCGCGTCAGGATTTCGGCCTTCTGCCGGAAGCAGTCGAAGAGAACGCGCGCCTTGGCCGCGTTCGATTCAGCCTCCGCGATGTTGTCCTTCAGGGCTCGGAACGCGGGGTCCTGCTCCATGAAGGCGACCGCCTTCCACTCGGCCGGATCCTTCCCCTTGTCTCCCGTTCCCATCTGTGCGGTCAGCGCCTGGCCGCGCCAGCTTCGGTACGCGATGTCAGCACGCTCGCGCTCCCCAACCGCCGCCGCCCACACCGCTCCCCAAAACCCCATCTCCGCACAGACCCTTTGCCGCGCCGCTTCCGGGGAGCCGGTGATCGTTAGCTCCTTCTCGATATCGACGACGTGGGTTTCCCCGTCGACGACCATTTCAATCTTCATCGTGCCCTCCAGCGGGGGCGAGCAGGGGCCGGTTCGAGTCGCCGAGGAACCGATGTGAACCACTGCGCCCGTCGCGGCATCCCTGCTCCCCGCATCGTTTGCTATCCTGTGCCACGCCCTCTTCCCATGAGCCGTCTCCGAACGTGGTCCCGGAGCGACTGGAGCGGTCTGAATCGAAACTCCAGCCCGGCCGGGACGACGCGGTTTCGGATGCGTCTCGACCCCGGACTAACCGGGACCCGCTGCACCCGCTCCTCGCGGGGCCGACCATAGAAGCGCCCGAACCGAGGTATCATCACCTGGCGTCCCGTCAGGACCGCCTCGGTGATTTGCTTGAAGAGCGCCCGCGCCTCATCGGGTTCGACTCCAGCGTCCTCACATAGCTGCGCGAACGAATAGAGCTTCAGCGATGAGACCTTTCTCGAACGTGGCATCCTTCTGCCTCCTTCCCTATGTGCGGCCGCTGTCCCTACTGGCGCACCTGATCAAACTGGATCGGGCAAACTTCGTCGGCAATGCAGATCGCCTCCGCCGCCGTCCAATCCGGCTCCTTCGCGGAATCCACAAGCGCCTGCGAGACTTCGATTTGCCAGCCGCGCTTGCCGATGCGCGACCACACCTTGGAGAAGTTATCGTGCAGCCATTTCTCATTCGGAACGAGCGCGCGCAACGCGCCCGCCTTCAGGAGCGCCAGCGCGACGCCACGATGGCAGCGCCGCCGATCGACGCGCTCCGCGAAGTCAACGAAGTCCTGATATGGCTGCGTCTTCACAATCGCGCCGACCGCAGCCGGACCGACGCCTTTGATCGTGATCAGGCCCGCAACGATGTCCCGCTTATCGAGCCCCCACGTCCGGCCCGCGAGGTTCACGTCGGGCGGCAGGACGCGCACTCGCAGTCGTCGCGCCTCGCCCACAAAACGGTTTCGTGCCTCCTCCCCGGGAGTGTGGGTCAGCAGCGCCCACACGAATTCCGTGGGGAAGTAGGTCTTCAAGTACATCTCCCGGTAGGCGATCAGGCCGTAGGCGGTCGCGTGGCTGTTATGGCTTACGATTCCGTTCGAGAGGGCAAAGAGGTGGGGCGAATCGACTTCGAGGTCAACCATCGGCCTCGGTCCCAGGGAACGAATCGATACAAGTCGCCGATACAGATAAGGCCCGGCTGCGGATTCCGGATCGCGCTGAGGACCAGATCGCGACACCACTCCCGCAAATGACCGCCCGTTGTGAAACAATCCAAAGAAATCCGGACCATCGCAAACATCCGCCGGGCCGCCTCCTGATTGAGCATCGCATCGCGTTCCAAAACCAGTACCAATCGCTCCTCCCCAAAAATCGGACGAAAGTGATGCAGCCCATCCACCTCGATCCATTCTCCCGGCAAGACGAAATCGACCTGTCTCCTTTTCAACCCACATCGCACCTGCGCGTCTCGTCTCGCACCCGGAACTAGATCTGCAATACATTCCTCCAAACGAGACCTTGTACGACGACGCGACCCGGCCGCCGACATTGCCCGACCTCGCGCAAGAATCGCGGCGATCTTCTCGGGATTCCTGCACCGCCATTCGCGGAGGACTTTCGAACGCCGCTCCTGAATGTCCGCACGAGCCGAAGTCTTCTTCGCGGTTTCGGATCGAATCCGCTGAAAGCGCTCTCGATACTGATAGCACACCCTCTTCAACGTCTCGGACCGAATCCGACGACGCACCCCAGGAAACTTCGAGCAAGTCCGAGAATGATTCCATTTCTCCGCTCTGGTTCGAAAAACGAGATCGCAGCACGTCGCCCGCCATCCCCCGGGACGTGCTCGGAATGGCCGCCCACGCAACCGCCGCTTTGAAATCAACGACCTGCCGAAGCGACAGGATTCCCTTGTTTGTGAGGAACCGATGCCCGATCGAACACGTGACTTTCGAACCATCATCGAAGGTTGCCTCCAGTGCCTCAACAAACCCATGGTCATGAACCGCACGAACCGACGCCGGGCGTGCCCCCCGAGGCCCGCAGACATAGACAAGATCCCCTTGCCGGATTTCGCCCGCAGGTTTCTCTCCATCTGCAGTAGCAACACCCTGTGCGATGTCAACCGATTTATTGAAGATGTAAGCTCCCGCGTGCATCATCGCCTCGGCCAGGCCCTCCGCCTCCCGCTTCTGCATCCCGCGCGATATCGCGCCATCGACGAATGGCCGGAGCGCCTTCTTGACCGCCGCCTTGCCGTGCTTCTTACCGACCATCTTGCGGACCTTGTCGGCGTCCTCCGGGGTGTAACCACCTAGCTCGCGCAGCAATCGGATCATGTGTTCCTGGTAGATAATCGCGCCCCGGCTCTCACGGCAGATCGATGCCACTATCGGATGCGTCCCCTTTGCCGCCCGGACGCCGATTCGTTTTCGCTTCCGATAGGTGTCCGAAAGACCGCTGTGCGACACGCCGGGTCGCCCGAGCGCGTTCAGGATAGCGACCTCCTCGAAGCTCTCGAACTTGAGCCCCTCGCAGAGCCGGTGCGCGAGCGGAGTGTCTAGCTGAAAAATCCCCGCGAGGTTGCGCCGCGTGAACCCCACCAGCACCTTCGGATCGTTCAGACTGATCGCAGTCAGGTCGGGCGCTCGCTTGCCTCGCCGCTCGATCGCCTCCAGGGCGTCACGGATCACCTTCAGGTTGTGGAGCCCGAGGATGTCCAGCTTGACGAGCCCGAGCGCCTCGACGCCGTGCATATCGAGCGCCGTGACCGGGACGCGCTCGCCGTTGCTCTCGCGCGACTCCAGGGGGCAAACGTCGACGATCGGCTCGGGGGAGATCACGACGCCCGCAGGATGAACCGTGAGCGCCTTCGTCGAACCCTCCAGCTTCAGCGCCGTCTCGACGACGGGCGGATACTTCTGTGCGAACTTCCTGCAAGCCGCCTCATTCTCAAACGGCCCCTTGAGCCCGCCCTCGTCTATCTCGGTCTGCGTGATGTACTTCTCCGGGATGAGCGGGATCAATTCCTCGATCTCCCGAATCGGAACCTGGAAAACGCGCCCGACGTCTTTCAGGCACTGCCGCCCGCGCATCGTCGAGCGCGCCGAGATGCGAGCGAAGTGATCGGCCCCGTAGACCGCCTGCAGATGCGCCAGCACCTCGTCGCGCTGGTCGCTGGCAAAATCACAGTCGATGTCCGGCAGATCGCTGTTTGAAACAAGAATGCCACCAGCGAAGTATTCATGCTGGCCCTCTACCGAGAGGTCATAGACGGGACCGGAGAGAACGATTCGTCTGATGCTCGTGATCGTCGCTCGCGCCAGCGAGCCCATCGCAGCTTGTTCGCGCAACTCAGCGAGCAACATTCCTGACTCCTGGTCACGGGGGCGCGGAACATCGCTCCACACCACACACATGCACGATCGATCATCTTGAACCCGGCATATTTGATGCGTCTGGACGTTTCCACAAGGACATCCGTCAATCCCGCCCCCCTGATACTCCTGACAAAATCGTCCTGATAGAGCACCCGTAGGCGATCGCCAAGAAGCCGCTTCGCCAAGATCAGCTTGCGTCCATCCTGACCACGCCATCCCTTCAATTCGTAGAAGAGATCCTCCTGTGGGAGATAGAAGTCGGGGCAATACGTCGTCCCGTCTGCCAACCGAAACCGCTCCGCCTCGTATCGGTAGTCCATGCCCATCCGGCGCAACAAACGCGCGAAGTCCGCCTCCAGCCCTGAACGCACGAAATGGCCCAGGTCGGGACGGTATCCGGCCCGCCCCCGCGAATGCGTTCTTGTTCCTTGCAAAGCCCGCCCACACTTCCGGGAGCACGCCTTCTGCCGCTTCCCGCCCTTGAATTCCATTCCACAAACACAACACTGTCGATGGTGACTCCGAACAACCGCAAGGTAACGACATCGCTCGCTGCAATAGATTTGATTCCCAGTCCTGCGACGAAATACTCGGTCGCACCAAGGACATTCCGTTTCGCTCCCCACCTTCACCCACACGGGAGGACGGCTGCGTTTCGCCGGAGGAATCATCATCGAACGGGTATGGCATCTCCGACTGCAATACTTTCTCTTCTGCGACGGATAGGCCCTGATTGCCATCCCGCAAACAGGACAGTAGCTCGTCACCAACTTCGAGCTTACAGGCCGCCGCCTTCTCGTACCCTTCTTTGCGCCTGCCTCGCCTGAAGATTCTGTGCCCATAAGTACAGCGTACTAGAAAAGGCTTTCCGTCGCTAGTCGTTCCTTCGATTTTCACCCCCGGCTCTTTGCCCCACCGCGCATGGCGTGCCAGAACCCGCCGCAAGCCCATCCGCGTCCAAACCATCATCCCCGGCCGGACGTCATGGATCGGAAGTGCCCCCACAGAAGTCGACACCAGCGTCTCCCCGGGAAAACACCGCCCGGGAGCGAGGAAGCGCTCGAACATGAGCCCGTGCCGGATCGGATCGATCTGCGTGATCCCGAGCAGGTAGGCGACCAGGCTGCCACCAACCGAACCGCGCCCCGGCCCGACCATGATCCCTTCCTGCTTCGCCCAGTCGTAAAGCTCTTTGACCGCGAGGAAGTAGTCGACGACGCCACGCTCTTCGATTGTCGCTAGCTCGTGATTGAGACGGGTCTCGTATTTGTCGTCCGCCCCATGAAGCAATCCACCGTTCGAGAGATACGCCAGCGCCAACAGGCAGCTTTCCTGTAGATAATCGGCGTGCGTATGGCCGACCAAGACCTTGATCGGCGGCACGACGGGATCCCGGCGCGGTAGCTCGCTCAGCGCCGCGCACCGTTCGGAGACCTCCCTCGTGCGCAGGACAGCCCCGTCCGTAAAGGTCGCCCGCAGCCGGGGATGATTCGCCCTGAACGCCCGGACCATTTCGTCCTGGCTTCGCAGATGATACTCGCGCGTCTTGAGCCGGAACCTGGTCGGGCTCAGTAGGACGCCATGGGTATGAATCGCAAGCAGCGCTTCCTGGTAACGCCAGTCGTCCGCGTCAGGATAATGCGCGTCCTGTGTGGCGACCGCAGGAATGCCGAGCGCCTCGCCGATCTCGTAGAGCGCCTCGTTGGCGACCCGTAACTCGTCCAGGTCGTGCGGCATGATTTCCAGATAGAAGCGGTCGCCGAGCCGCTCCTGGAATTCCTCCGCGAGCGCGATCGCGTCCGAAGTCCGTCCCTGGTTCACCGCCAGCGAAACCGGCCCGACCATGCAACCGCTCAGAACGATCAGGCCCTCGGAGTGTTTCCAGAACGTCGGCAGGTCCACGCACGGCCGCCAGTGAAATCCCTCCAGCCAGGCGATCGAAGTTAGCCGGTAGAGATTGCGGAGCCCGGTTTCGTTCATGGCCAGGAGCGTCAGGTGCTGTCTGGTGAGTCCGCGCCGCTCCTCTTCAGCCTTCAGGATTTCGCGCCGCCTCCGGTACGGGGTCCCTTTGGTGATCTCTTTGATCTCTTCCTTCGAGAACCCGCGCCACGCCATGTCCTCGATCACATAAAGCTCGACGCCGAAGATCGGCCGGATGCCGAGACGCTGCGCCGCCTTGTCGAAGTCGTGAATCCCGCGCAGCGTGCCGTGCTCCGTAGTCGCGATCGCGTCGTGACGCATTTCGAGCGCCCGCTTGATGAACGCGGCAGGCTTCCTGAAACCGTCGAATCCCGTGTGATCGGTGTGAACGTGAAGATGAATCATGGCGTCTGTGTTCCTATGTGACCGAGAGGCACCACGCGCATCTTGAGCTTGCCGCTCGGAGATCGCGGGGCGGTGTGGTTCAACCACGCCTCGACGATATCGCGTAGCTCGGCGGGAAAGGTCTCGGTCAGCATCCACTCCAGATAGCCGCGCCCTTCCTGTGGATCACTCGCTAGCTCTGAAACGCTGTGCCCCGCATGGCGACCGAATTGGAGAATCGCATCAGTCGGCACACCCCCGAGCGTCGACGGCACAATCGCATAGTTTGCCCGGGGACGCTGCTTCCCGCGCGATCCGGGAACCTTACTCTCTCTCATCGCTGAAAGGTCCACGGCGCGATTCGGTGTCTTCACAACCCGGTCACCTTCCTGCCCGCCCATCCCCTCGATCAGATCCTTGAGTTGGGCTTCCGAATCCTTCTCGTCCGCCGTTGCTCCTGGAACCGCGTCGTCGCCGCCTTCGTCCTTCTTCTTGGGGAGGAACTTGCGGCGCATCTCGTCGAGTGATTTGCCTTCAGCGCTCATCTCACCAAGCCCTCCTGATTGCTTTCCCGACGCCCGCGAGCCACTTCCACTGCTTGACCGTTGCGACGTCCAATTCCGATGCCGGGGGCGGGGCCTCGGATGGGAGTCCTTTGATCTTGGCGGCATCGACCTTGAGCGGGGGGAGGTTATTGAAGGCACCAGCGTGCAGCGCGCCCTGAAGTGCGCGGGCGGCCTTTCCCCGTAAATGCTTCTCAAAACTATCCTTCTCTCCCTGCGCGACCCATCGGTCCTCGATCGCCTTCTCCGCCAGCATCGCAGACGCGACGCCGATCAGGTATTCGAAGAGGCCCTCCAACGTACCGGCCGCCGCCCCCACGAGCGAAGACTCGTCGATCTTGATGAAGCCCGCGAGGTCCGGCTTGCCGCGTCCGCTGAGCCCAAACCGAAACGAATAACAATCCTCCATCGGGATCCGCTCGACCTGGACCGTCATGTTCATCGCGTGGCCGGGACCGCCGTCCCATTGATTCCTCGTCTTCGGGAACATCCCCTCGACTGACGTGCCGATCTGGCCCGCCGCACTGGCGACCGCCTTGATCGCTTCGGCAGCCTGCTGGACCGTCGCTCCCGACTGAGCAGCCAACTGTGCCGCTTGCCGCACACGCTCTTCTAGCTTCTGCCGCTTCCTCTCCTCCGCGCGCGCCGAACGTAGCTCTCTCGCCTTCGCGCGTTCCTCGCGCAGCTTGCGGCCCTGCTCCTCGCGCACCTTGCGCGCGGCTTCCTCGGCGACCTTCTCGGCAGCGATCTCCTCCTCCGTCTTCGGGAGGAACTGTCGCCGCATTTCCTCGATCGTCTTTCCCATCACTCCTCGGGGAGACCGATATGCAAGTCGAGCGCCGCGCCCGCGATCCGCTCCGTGACAAACTTGACCGCGTCGCGGTCGACCATCTGGAGGATGCTTCTGAACGCGCCGTGCTTGCGGGGCTTCACGAACTGCTCCAGCTTGCCCTTGTAGACCACGTGGTCAGGACCGAAGGGCAACTGGACGTGTATCGCTCCCAGGTTCCGCTTCGGCCAGAGCCGGATGAACGAGACCTCTTTCCCGTCGACGACGCGGTAGCCGGTCAAGAACCCGCCCTTCTCCGCTACCGTCAGGAAGCACTCGCCCTCGTTCGGCTGATCGGGATCGTCGGCGGGGAGAATCCCTAGCTCCTCCAGCAGCGCGACCCAAAAGTCCTCGGCTAGCGTCTGGACCTCCTCGGCCGTGATCTGCGTCTTCGGCGGGGGAGGAGGCTCGCGCTTGGCCTTGAGAGCCGTTTTCGCGGGCTCTCCCGGCCCCGGGACCGCCTTCCGGTCCAACCGGCCGCCCGGCTTCCCCTTCACCGGCCTCGGGGGCTCCTGCGGCTTCGCCGGTTCCCCGGCCCCCGGAGGCCCCTCCACCATGCCCGCAGGCGCGTGCGCCTCGGCCCCCTTCCCGGCCGACGCCTTCAGGCTCGGCGGGGGCTCGTAGGGACCGAACCGATCCAGTAGCTCCCCGGTCAGCTTCACGATCGCCGCGTGGTCGAGCGGGGTGCCGTCGGGCTTGCTCGTCGCCTCCTCGATCGGCTTCCCCTGCGTCCGGCAGAAATCCTGGAGCGCCATGCAGCGCTCGCGCCAGGTGCAAGGCGGATCCAGCTTCCCGCGCTTCGGATCATAGGAGCCGTCACAGACCCGCTCCTCGACGTGATACCCGACGCACCCAGGATGCGCAGGCTGCGCCTTTACCTTCGGCTTCGGAGCCGTAACCGACTTCGCACCCGGGGTGCCCGGCCCGGGGACGCCTTCCTCTTCGACCGGCTCCTCCTCGACGATGTCGTCGTCATAGTCGTCGGCTTCGATTTCCTCCAGGTCGTCCTCCTCCATCGCCTCGACCGCCTCTTCGAATTTCATCAGGTCGGGATCGTCGTGCTCGCCGCGTTCGGCAGCCGCCGTCGCCGCGAGCTTCCTGTACCACGCGACCGCGTCGCTGAGGCTGCCAGAATCGGCACCACTGATTTCGCCCGTATCGATGTCGAGATCCCCGACCGCAACGACCGTCGCGTGCTGCCCGGCCTTCTTGTTCGACAGAAACAGGACGTGCCCCCACGGATACATTTCGATCTTGCGCGTCCAATCTTCGGTCTCAAAGCTCGCCATGGGCTCCTGCGCGAAGCCGTCAACCGGACGCGGATCCAGCTTGTGCTGCCGCATCACCTTCGAGACGAATGCCGTGTCCCAAAACTTCCCACTGACTTCAATCATCGGTTCCTCCTGACGTCCTGACGTCCAACGTCACCGCCGCGAGCCCTCGACTACGCGATAAACTGCGGCGGACCTGATCGATCGTGAGCCCGGTGAAGAGCGCGATTGCCTCCCTGCTCACCCGCCTGCGGACCCGCGCGAGTAGGTTCCGATCCAAGACTACCAGCTCGGGCGGCGGGGCGATGCGTAGATACAACACGCCACGGTCGCATGGCGATAGCTCCTTCCAGAAGCCCCGCTGCCGCTCGCGCCACTGAATGAAGTCACTCCATGCCCACGCACGCGGTTGGCGCGGGGCCGCTATCGGTAGCTGCAGCCCGTTCAGGCTGACCAGTCGTCTGCGCTCGTTGCGCACCGCGACCACACGATCCCGGAGGTAGCAACGAACCATCGCCGCTATCAGACCATCGATGGTTTTGACGTTCGGCCTGTTGCGGTATTCCTGGATCGCGTAGAGCGCCAGCATAGCTCCCTCGCTCTCCATGTCGCTCCGCTCCAGATACGGGTCGTCACCGTAGCGCCGCACCTGGCTCCGAACGATCCGCAACCATCGCTCCGGTGCCTCTTCAAAGATCCGCACCGCGTCGGGTTTCGGGGTCCAGCCCTCCGGGATCGCGCGTCGCATTTCTATCCCTCCTGCTCGTCGTCCAGGACCTCGTCCTCACCGACAGGCTTCAGGACCCGCGCCGACACTTCGACGTCCGGGGAGTCGTCGCCGCTCTCGATGAGCACCTTCGCCCATCCGTTCGCCGCTCGCTCGCCGCTGGACCAGGTGATGAACTTCGCGGGGATGTCCTCGCCTTGGTAACGGACCGTCACCGTGTCGCCGAGGCTGAACTCGTCCTCGTTGCAGGAGGCCCACTTCGAGGTTCGCTCGGCATCCTCGAAAAGGCCGCCCGCGTTCAGGCCCGCGCGCGCCAGCTTGACCGCCGCCTGAAAGACAATCCGCGTCCGGGGCGGGATGCCCTCACCGTCGGTGCCCTTCACGAAGACATCGCCGATCCGCTTGCCGAGCGCGATCACCGCGTCGTTCTTCTTGAGCACGTCCAACTCCTGCTTCCGCTCGGCCGCCCGCTTGCGGTCCGCCAGCTTCTGCTCGTCGGTTCTCGTTGCCATCTCTCACTCCTCCATCGGGCTCTCGCCCGTTCAGGGTTTAGGTCGTCCGCCGTTCGGGCTTGCGCCCGTCCCTGCGGTCGACCAGCAACCGGCTCAGCACCCTCATTAGTGCGGCCGGAAACGTCGCCAGGTTATCGACCTGGAACCAGGTCGGGTAGTAGTGGCGCGGCGCGTCCGTCTGGATCCCCGCGCCGATGCACTCGATGCCCGCCTTGCCCGCGCGCTTGACGATCTCGCGTAGGTGGTCGCCGAGAATCTGCTGCGAGTCCCAACCCGATGGCTCGTAGGGCTGGCCGTCGCAGAAGGTGATCAGGATCTTACGTTCCTCGGGGCGGGTCGCTAGCTGGCGTGCCGCGAAAAGCACCGCCTCGTCCTCCGGGGTGCAGCCGTCCGCCGTGATCCCCATCATCTTCAGGCGGGTCTCTTTGCCGTAGCGCTCCTCCCAGTCCTTGTAGATCCGGATGCGGACCCGGTTGAACCGGGTGTAAGGCCCCTCGACGCGGATCCCGCTGCACTCCGAGTCGTAGCCGCAAACCATGAAGCTCGCGCCGTTGACCTTCGAAAGGCACTCGCTCATCGCCAGCGCCGCCGCCCGCGCGTAGGTGGTTCTGTTGTTGCTCTGCATACTGTCCGACTCGTCGATCACGATCGCGACCGCCGCGCCGAGCTTCTCACCGGGCTCGCGCTCGGCGAAAACCCTGCGGTTGCCGAGCCGCACGCTGTAGAGGGTCGAGGCGTCAACCGAACCGCGCTCCTTGCCGCCGCGCCAGGTCGCCGCCGCGCGCGTCCGCAGGACCGCGAGGATCTTCTGCTTCAGTGTCGTGGCTGGTCCGTGGACCTCCTTGGCCACGCTGTTCAGGATCTTCTGGCGCTGGTCACGGTCGCTATCCTTGACCCGCTCGCGGATCACCCGGTCCATCGCCTGCGCCTGGGGATGCGGCAGGTAGCGGCGGTTCCCCTGCGCGTCCAGCGCCGCCGCCGCTTCGATCTGCTTGCGGACCTCGTCCTTCACGTCCAGCGTCTCGGGGAGGCCCTCGTTCAGCTTCCGGGCGAAATCGTCGCGCTCTGGATTCGGCTGGCTCTGCTGGCCGCCCTCGTTGCCCTCACCGCCGCCCGGCTTGTTTTCGTCACCGCTGCTCGGCTTGCGTCCCTTCCCGGGCTTGCCTCCGCCCGGGGTGCCCGGCTCGCTGCTCTCTTCGCCGCTGCCCTCGCCGCCGTCACCGTCGCCGCTCTCATCACCCTGGTCGTCGCCGTCCGTCCCGTCGCCCTCGCCCGCATCGCCATCCTCATCACCCTCGTCGCCGCCCTTGCTCTTTCCGCCCTGGCCGCTGCCCGGGGTGCCCGCGCCCTGGTCGTCGCCCTCTTCACCGCCGTCGCCCTGGTCCATCGGCTGCGGCGGCGGGGGGATCAGGTTCTTGATCCGCTCAACGGTCTCGCGCGCCAGCTTCAGCGCGTCGTCGACGCTGGTCTGGTGCTTCGCCCGCTCGATCAGGTCGGTCAGCATATCGGCTACCGCCCGCGCGCCCGGGGAAAGGTAGCTGTCGTCCGCACCCTGCGCCCGGTCGATAATCGCGCAGCCGATCTCCCACCAGGGGTCGGGGGTTTCACCGGCCGCGATCTTCTGGCCGTTGCGCTTGCGCATGAAGGAACCGAGGCGGGAAAGGTTCTCCGCGACCCCAGGGTAGTCAGCGCGACCGCCCGCCTCGATCCGAATGTCCTCGTAGGCGTTCAGCAGCATCGTCTCTTTGGCGATGGTCAGGATCAGGTTCTGGTCCGGCTTCGGGCTCCGAAGCTCCCGCTCCATCCGTCCCTGCTGCGCCTTCATAACGCTCATCGGCGAGGTGTAGCGCAGGCCCGCCCGCGTCGCCTCCTTCGCCCGGGCCTCCTCACGAACGTGCAGCCACTCGTGATCGATCATCCCCTCCAGCAGCCGCTGGTCGGCGTCCCGAAGGTAGTCGGCGTTTGCCGGGATCGCGATCACGTTGCCGTCCGTCGCGCAACCCGCGCCCGTCAGGACAACCCTCACGTCGCGCTGCTGTGAGAACACCCTGGCAATTTTCTCAAAATACGATTCCAACCGTGCCGCCGTCTTCATGACCGCGCCCCCTTGGCGGCATTGCAGCTCCGATGCGCCGCCTGCAGATTCTCGGGTGTCGTCTTCCCTCCCACCGCGATCGGAGTAACGTGATCAACCTCCGCCGAAAGCGGATGCGGGAACGAGAGCGTCGGATCAATCGCCCCACCACAAAGCCCACAAATCCAACCGTCTCGTTCAAGAATTCTCGTCCGCGCAACAGCCGCGCCCTTTCCGGCACGGGCTCTGCGATTCCTGTTCCTCATTACCTTGACCGCCCGGGGGTTTCGCTTCCGCCACCGCTCATTCCGCTCCCGCGCCCATTCGGGATCCGCCTTCTGCCGTGCATTCGCTGCAGCAATCACTCGCTCGCGGTTCTTCTCGTACCACCGCCTCTGCGCTCTACGAACCCTGTCAGGGTTCGCCAGACGCCAGGCTTCGCTTCCCGCCCGAATGCGCCCGGGGTTCGCCACTCGGTAGCACCGCGCCCGTTCGTTGTCCTTCGCCGCATTCGCCGCGTGTCTAGCACGCCGCCTAGCACGAATCGAATCGCCCTCCCTCTCCCGATAGCGACGATCACAAATCGCCTTCCCGCACCGTCTCGAACACCCACGCTGATCGCGCCGCCAAGGAACAAACGCCACCCCACAAGATCCACACACACGCTCCTGGAGGTTCATGGCTCGCTCCTCCCGAAGTGACGCTGCAGGACCCCCGCGACGAACTTGCGGTCGTCGGGTCCGAGCTTGTTGAGCACCGCGATCTCCGAGGCGCGCCGCGTCCCTAGCTGCCCGCTCTTCTCCGCCCAGGAAAGTAGGCGGCGCAGGCTGAAGGTGCAGCCGCAGTCCTCGTTGGCGTAGCCGAGGCGAACCGTCGTGGCTACCTCCACCATCTTCTCGGCCTTGCTACGCTCGATCCCGGTCTTGGCCACCAGGATCCCGATCTCCTTGCTGCCTACCGGGTAGCCTTGCTGGATCACGATTCCGAAGCGGTCCAGGAAGGCTTCGTTCAGGACGTTGGTCCCGGTATAGAGCCCGGTGTCGTCGCCGCGCCCGAGCGTGTTGGCGGTAGCGATGATCCGGAAGGTCGGCGCGATCCTCACGACCCGGCCACCGTCGCCCGTCAGGACCAGGCGGCGGTTCTGCTCTAGCAGCGCCTGTAGCGCGAAAAGAATCTCGGGCGGAGCCGCGTCGATCTCGTCAAGCAGGAGCGCGTATCCCCGGGTCGCCGCCGTAGGCGCGATGCCGTCCTTCCAGGTCACGATGCTCTGCCCGGTCTCGGGATCGACGTCCAGGACCTTCTCACCGAGAAAGTCGGCCGCCCTGAAGTCGCCGTTCAGGTTCACCCGGATCGTCGGCCAGTTGAGGATGCTCAGTAGCTCCAGCGCCCCGCTGCTCTTGCCGCAGCCGGTCGGCCCTACGATCAGGACGTTGTCGTCATTGGCCAGCCCGAGCGCGAGCGCCTGCAGGCTCTCGTCGTCGAATTCATAGTGGGGGTCGTGCTCGGGTACGAAAGCCCGGTCCCGCTCGCTCAGGTCCGCGCGGATCCGAATCTTCACCGGCCCGAACTCTAACTCGGTGCCGAACAGGTCCTCGGCCTCGTCCTTCGGTAGCGAGGGATCGGCGGCTTGCGCCGTCTGCGCATCCGTCTTTGCCGCCATCACCTTCGCAACCCGCTCCTTCTCCTTCTGCCTGCGTGCCCGGCTCCAGCGACCCTTCTGGCCGACGCTGCCCTTCTTGCTCGCAGCCACGCCGATGGTCTCCGCACCCGGGTGCTTCTCCCGATACTGCTCGGTGCTCATCCCGTGGACGAGCCCGAGGTGGGTCGATAGCTGCTCGAAGCGCTTACCGCACTCCAGGCACTCGACCTTGCCGTCGCCTTTCATGGTTCCCTGGTTCATCGGTTCCATCTCCCCTCGGCCCCTAGCTCAGCACCTTGACTTCGCGCTCGCCGTGGTCGGCCGCGTAGCGGATCGCCATCCTCTTCGCCTCGGCGAAGGAGCCGACCTGCCAGAAACGCTCGCTACCAATCTCGAAGGCCCAGTGGCCGTAGCCGCGCGGCTTGCGTCTATGCGCCCACTCGAACTCGGTCGTCACGACCCTCACGCTGCTCTGCGCTACCCGCGCCTCGCTTCCCGTTCCCGTCTGGCTTCCCTGGTTCATCGGTTCCTCCTCGGTTCCGGCCGGGGCCCCTTCCCCAACCACCATCATTATCGTCTCGGCCGCCCAGGAAGTCCAGAGAAATCTTCGCCGATCCCCCAACTTTCTGCTATCGCCTACGGCCGCCGCCACTTACGGGGTCACAGCAGCCCCCTCAATCGCCTGGTCACGGCCGCCCGCAGCGCCGATTCCAACGGCCGCGCGCCCTGGACCGCGCGCCTCAGCACATCGGGCGGGGCCTCCCCGGGGTCGCCGTAGCCTTCGAGGTCGTCCGTGATGCACGCGTCGATTCCGGCCCGGATGATTTGCTCGATCGCTTCGTCGTGCGCCTCGGGGTCGAGGCTCAGCACCAGCCGCGTTCCGCCTAGCATTCGAATCGTGCGCAGCGGTCCGAGCCCCTTACCGAGCAGCGCGACCGAAGCGAAGCCCGCGCGATCGTAGGCGAGCACATCGAAGACGCCCTCGGCGATCACGAGCGCCCGCTTGCCCGCCGCGATACGGGACGCCGCCTGAAACCATCCGAAGACCAGCTTGCCCGTCCCCGGCCCCGAGAGGTATCGGATCTCGGCCGCCTTCGAAACCGCACGCGCCGTGAAGCTCAATCCCTCGGGACAAACGACCGGGAAGATGATCCTGCCGGAGTAGCGACCCGAATTGCAAAAGCCGATCTCGTAGCGCCGCGCCTGCTCGCGCGTCACCCCACGCTCCTGGAGATACTTCGGGAAGCGCCACACCGGATCACGACTGCTGTCGTAGATAGGCTCCAGCCCGGGGATGCGCTCCTTCGCCAAAATCGCAAGCGCCCCGAGATGCGTGTTCGCCCGCCACTCGATAGGTCCCTGCGGAGCGGACACGGGCCGGTGCGGTGTCCGGTTTTTGTCCCTTGTCCGGACTGCTGACCCGAAGCCAGCACCTCCCCGCACTTCGATCACCAGTGCTGCCTTGGCCTCGTGGGGTTCGAGCCCTTCGTGCTCTGCGTAGAGCGGAGCGAACCCGGATCCCTTGCGCCCGCATCGAAAACAGATCCAAGCCCCGCGCTCATGGGTGCCGTGCTCGTCTTCCCACTCTTCGAGATTGACGTAGCAGCGGTCGGCGCTCTTGCAATCTTCGAACGGACACGGCCCGACCATCTGAGGAACCTTCCCGGTCGACGGCCGGTAGCCTGCCGCTTCGAGGTATCCCTCTAGGTCGAACTCGTCCAGGAAGCCCATCAGGTATCACTCACTGGCGGGGCCTTGATCAGCATCCGGGAGAAGTCGCAGACCGCCTGCACCCTGAATCGCGCGCGCCGCGTTCGGCCCTTGCTGATCCAGATATCCCGATGCGTCTCGCGGTCGAGGTTCGGGTCCTCCGGCATATTCACGCTCAGCACGATCGACGCGATCTCGCCCTTGCTCTGCGCGCCCCGGAGGTGCCGCGTTCCCGCCATCTTTCCCTCGGCCGATTTGTCCGCCTGCGTCATAACCCAAAGGCCCGCGTCGTGGCGTTGCGCCAGGCCCGCGAGCCTTCGGTAAACCGTCGTCAGATAGGCCCATCCATACTTCGGATCGAACGTGCCGCCCTCGCCCATCTTGAGGTGGTCAGGCGAGTCGAAGACGACGAGGTCCGGGATGAAGCCCCGGGCCTCTAGCTCCGTCCACGCCGCCTCGACGTCGGCCACGGTCGCCTGCTCGACGCCGATGTAGAGGACCTGTAGCTGCTCGGCCAGCCGCTTGTGATTGCGCTTCAACCAGGTCGTCAATAGCTGCTTGTGCGCGCCGCTGTAGCTCCCGCTTTCGATCAGCGCGTGCGGGATCCGCGTGAACCGCGAGATCACCCGCGAGGTCGTCACCCGCTCCCCGTTCTCCGAATCGACATGGAGGACCCGGAAGCCCTGCCGGATAGCCGCGAAGTCGAGCGAGACGCCGAGCGAGGATTTGCCGTGCCCGGTGACGCCGAAGACGATGCCTAGCTCGCCGCGCCCGATCCCGTCGATGACTTCGTCCAGCGCGTAGAGCCCAGTCGGGATCCGCTCGGCCCCGGGGATGTGGAGGAGATTCTTGGGGACGAGGGGACGCGCGCTCGGCCGCGACGACGACACGACGCCGCCAGCGAAGGTGCGGTCCAGGAGCGCGAGTGCCGCCTCGTCCTGTCCCTTCTCAAACCGTTTCGTCGCGCGGTCTATCGTGGTCAGCACCCGCCGCTTCGTCTGCCGCTTGGCGAGCATCCGCGCGACCACGCGCGGCCGCGCCTCGGGGACCGCCGTGGCAATCCCGTCGAGCGCATCATTGAGCGGATCGTGGAGGTCCGGGGGCAGCGCGAGCACCGCCGCCCGGAGCGCCGTCATGGACGGGGACTCGCCCGTTGCCTCGTAGGTTTCAACGACCTGTTTCCAGAGCCATCCGTGCTCGGGCTCGGCCCACTCGTAGCCGCCTAGCTCGGCGATCGTGGAGGCGCAGGACCCGCTGTCAACGATACAACGATGCAACAAGCAGGCTTCCAACTCGCCCCACTTCGCCTCCATGCGAACCCCCCGATCCTAAAGCGTATCGCCATCACTCTCGTCCACCTCCCGTCGTTTGCACCCGCGTGCAAGATACTCGCGTCGCGCACGCCCCATCGATGGCCACGGGAGACGAAGCCAGATGTGCGTTTGCCCGCGACGCGATTCCAATAACTTCCTCGTATTCTCGTCGGCCTCCTTGACCGCCGCGCGATCCTCGCGCTCCCCGGGAGGGATCCACTCGGGCACCATGCTAAGCACTGCGGGACCGACAACATTGCGCAGCGGCGGATACCGAAGATGTCCAGGTCTGCGATAGTAGTCCTCCGCGACGTCGAAGAGGCGCTCGACCGTGAAGCCGTACTCCAGCAACCACGTCGCACCCTTCTTACAGAGAGCGTCCGCGTTGCCGCCGTAATCCCGCCAGGCAACAACGGGACGGTTATGGGCGGAAGCCCATCGGGCAGCGTAGGTGCGACGGATCGTCTCGGCGAGACCGTCGACGGCCGCATACCAAAGCGCGCGACGCGCACTAGATCGGGAGCGCTTCCATTCAAGAAGCACCAATCGATCCTCCTCGCTGAGCGCTTGCCTTCCCGCGATGAGGCTCACCTGATAGGGTTTCTTCTTCCCAAGCACCGGAAGCGCGATCTCCCGGGGACGGCCCACTCCCTTCCGTCCCTCCCGCCGCTTCTTACACATGGACGGTTCCGATTGGCGCTTTTCCTGATCACGATATGGCATGATCCCTTCCGGAGATGGGGTAGACAGGTTTGAATTTTGCGATTTCATACCTAACCCTTTGCAGCAAGCGAAGATCAGATTTTAGGCAAAACCCGGACCTCCCTAAGAATTAAGAATTAAGAATTAAGAATTAAATCTCTCTCTTATATATATAAGAGAGGTGGCCTTTTTGCCTGAAATCTGATCTTGCGATCCCGCATAGCGTTAACCCTGATCAGCCCCATAATCCAATTTGTCGCTCCAGCATTCCGAGGAGCCGCTCGGTATCGCGGAGGGTAGGGGCGCAACCCCGAGCGGTCTCCCCGTGGGACTGATCACAGTCCCGAACTCCCCGGGAGCAGGTCGTCCGGTATCCGTGCCGGACGCGTCATTCCCTCGATCACCCTTATCCTGAACCCCCGCGTCTCGTCGTAGAGGTCAAGCCGCGCAAGTGAATGCTCTTGCATGTGCCTTTGCCCCAAGTCGGCGAAGTCGATCACAATAGCGCGCGTCTTGCCTTCCGAGACCGTCAGGTTCCGAAGGCGCTGCATGACCGCGATCCGGCTCTTTCCTCCCTCGGCATTGATCACCACTTCAAGCTCCGGGATATCGACGCCCTCTCCCAGGATGGTCCCGATCACGACCGCGACCTTGCGCTTCTGGAACCGCTCGACGACGCGCCGCCGCCGCGCGGGAGGCGTCGAGCCGTGGAGCGTCTCGACCTCGACGCCGCGCGCGCTCAGCATCTCCTCCAGCCGCCGCATCTGATCAAGCCGCCCGGTGTCGATGAGTGTCAGCAGGCCCGCCTTCGCAGCCTGCTCGGCCAGGTCCGCAATCGTCGCGTTACGCTCCTCATTGTTGGCGATGAACTCCGAGTAAGTCCGCCCGTAGCGCCAGCGCTGCGGAGCGCCGTGCAGCGGCATCCGGTAGAGCAGGACGGTCGGCTGTAGCAGATGCCCCTCCTGAATCAGCCGCTCGATCGGGACCTCGTAGCGGATCGGCCCGGTGCAGGCCCGCACCCAAATCGCCGAGCGCTCCTGTGGGATGTCGGGATCCTCGAAGAGCGTCGCGCTGAGTCCTATCTTCCCAAAGGCATCGGTGCGCATGATCGGTTTGCGCCATTCATCGGCACGCATGTGGTGGACCTCGTCGATCAGGAGTAGATCCGTCTTCGCCTCCAGAGCCCGCGCCTCGCGTGGTCGCGCAAGCAGCGTCTGGACCGTTGCTACCGTGACCCACCTCGGATCCCATTCCCCGGAGCCGCAGACGCCGATCCATTCGTCCCTGAACGAACGCGGATGCAGATAGCTGCGGAGTGCCCGCGCGGTTTGCCCGAGGAGCATTTCCGATTCGACGACGAAAAGCGTGCTCCAGCCTAGCTCCGCGAGGATGCGCCCGGCGATGAGCGTCTTGCCCCCACGGATCGGGACCTTGATGATACCACGCGGGGCGAGTCCGCGCACGCGACATCGGTCGAGGATTGCGCGCACGGCTTCGCCCTGGTAGCCGCGCGGATCGGGACCAACCCACTCGAAATCCATGCGCCCCTTCGGCCGCCGCCGCTTATCAGCGAATCGGTATCCCTTCAGGTGGCGCTGCGCGACGGCGAGGAGTCCGGTAGGAATGAGGAGGGGCTTCGGCTCACCGCGCTTCCCGCGCCGGGAGCGCCGCACTAGCTGGATCCGGCCGTCCCACACGCCGCTCTGGAACTTATCGGTGTGCTCGTGTCCGGCTACTAGATAGGCGGTCTCCTTGCGGAGCGCTTCGAGTGCGGTCCTGCCTCGCCTAGTAGCCTCCAGCCCTAGAACCCGAATGTAGTCGTTGTGGACGATGATCACGAGTTGCGCCCCCTCCACCTCTACTGTGCGGGGGAGGCGCTGACCGGCGCAGGAATTTCTAGCGGGAGAGGAAGTAGATCAGGAGCGTTATCCCGCAAGGCAACAACGCCCCGAGCAGGCCCCACATGGCACTCATTCCCTTGAGCTTCAGCGCCAGCGGGGAGATCCGTTCCTCGACGCACTTCTGCTCAGCCCTCTGCCGTTCGAGCCGAACGGACGCGATCTCTCTCGTCCACTTGAGATCGAGCGTATAGATCGCCTCCAGAAGCTCCTGCTTTGCCTTAACCAACTCCTTGCCGCCATCGCTGATGGCGTCGCGTAAATCTTTGAGGTCTTCGGTGACGTTCTGCGCCCACTCACGCAGTGGGTCGTCCCTCGGGATTCCGTTCGGCATCGGGCGGCTCCTTCACAAGGTCGAGTAGCTCCTCCATCGGTCCCGGCCAGCGCGGATCTCCCGGGAGGGTCATGGCGAGGAACCAGGTGTCTACGGGGAACTCGGCGCGGTGCGCCGTGTTCGGTTCCAGAGTTATCGCTTCATGTTGCGCGACTCGCGTTTCGGTCCAATCTTCAATCGGGGTGTCGGCACGCCCCGAGCGAACAATCATCTCTCCCCTGATCACCGCGAGCACCTCGCGGCACGAATGCGTGTGGCTCGGAAAGACTGAACCGGCGCTGCAGAATGTGCGAGCGACTGCGCAGTCGTGATTCTTGAAGAGCCCAACGGAAAGCCCGGTCCCCTCCTCCATCTTGATCTGCTGAGCGAAGAGGTTGTTGCACCCAAGAAGCTCCGCGTAGTTTGGGATCTGTTTTGCCAGCCGCTCCAGCTTATCGATGCGCTCCGGGTTCATCACTCTCCTCCTACAACAGCCCGTCCCAAAACCCGCGCCCGATCGACTTTCGGACCCGTCCCCTCGGGATGCCCCATACGACCGAGACACCCTTCGGGCCGCCCTGACGGAACGACGTGCGATACTCGAAGCGGGTCTTGTCGGGGTCGTACTGCCGGAAGCGCAGGAAGTTGGCGGCGCGATCTAGACCGTCGATCCGGTAGTCGTGCTCGTTCAACCACCTGCGCGCCCGGCTCTCATCCCAAAGGTCCCTGTCAAATAGGACGCTCTGAGCGTGCGTCTTGTTCGGAGCCGATCGTCCGACCCTCGGCTTCCCGATATGGATCACCGACTACGACCTCCGCGTGACCTCGTTCTTGATGGTCAGCAACAGATTGTCCGACTTCGCCTGCGCCCACCGTGCGCGGATCGTGTTCCAGCCGACGAGCAGGATTCCCGCATCGGCCAGCAGCATATCGAGGAACGAGAACCGCCCCTCCATCATCAGCACCAGCGACAGCAGACCGAACGCGACCATTCCAAGGATCGCCGTCCAGCCGCTGCCCGTCTTGAACATCGCCGCGAACGCGGACCAGATTTCCCTTGGGCTCGGTATCGATGGCATTCCAGACCTCCCTCTCTAGACCCCGGTGTTCGAGGCGTTCGGGGTTCCGATTTCAATTCCCGGGCTCCACAGTCGTCGCGTGCCCAGGATGCGGTCGGTATCGTACTCTCCAACGCCGACCGCATTCTGCTGGTTGCCGCCTAGCAACAGCACCTTCCCGCCATCAAGCCCCGCGAAGAACCCGACGTGTCCCGTAGCATTGATCACCTCGGGACCCGGTTGGTTGCCGCCGCCCCGTTTCAGGACGACGACGTCGAAGCCGACGCGCGCGTCCGTGATCTTGATCACTGGCGTGCCGACCTGGAGCCAGGTCCGGGCGCGCAGCGACTTCGAGCGCGGGAGCCGTAGGAGCCACGCGACGTAGTTTACGAACGCGCTGCACCACGCGACCTCATCGTTCTCTGGCCAGTCAGCATCGAGCTTCAGCATCGCCAGCACCTGCGGGTTGTCCTCGCGCCCCGGGATCTCCTGGACCCCGACGAACCGTTCTGCTAGCTGATAGGCCGTCAGCACCAGGCCCTGCGGCTGCGGGGACGGCGGCGGCAGGAACCAGAACGGCGACATGGACATCCGTCCCGCCATCTAGTTTCCCCTTCCCGCCCCGGGAGGTGCGGGGGTCTTCCTGCCATCACCAGACGGACCGTCCTTCTTGGCGGCTGCGTCAATGCGATTTAGCTCCTTGAGCACCATCGCTTCGCAGACCTCCCGACCGCCGAGGATCTTGAGGTGGCGTTCCTGGATCTGTGCCAGGCGCGCCTGGAGCGCGCGCACCTCATTCTCGATCGCTGGCTCCTTCTCGATTAGCTCGTACCATTGAGCAACGAGCGACTTCAGCGTTTCGTTCGGCTGGTTGTCCTGCCTTTGCAGAACGGCTAGCAGCCGGTCGTCGCGCAGGATCGTTCTTGCCATCTGCTGTGGCTGATTTCGGTCCATGACTTCTCCTCTCCTTGTTATGGGACGATCGCGTTCAGCGTAGCGTCGCCGATCGACCCGGTTCCAGAAACGCTCAACGACCCGTCGAGTATGTTACCAATGACCGTGCAGTATGCGCCGGTCGAGGTGATATCGTTCATGTAGGCACCACCAATGCAGCAGTTGCCGGTGATCGAGCAGTAATTCCCGTCGTTGTAGATCGCGTCGGTACCGCTCGCCGTTCCGTGGTTTCCCGTGATCGTCGTATTCTGGCACGTGTTGTAGATAAACTTTCCGGCTGCGATGTAGCCGCTGTTTCCCGCAATCGTCAGACCGTGATCCGTCGAGTAGTTGGTTTCGATTCCCCTTGTCAGGGTGCCGGTCCCGGTGATGTTGATATAGTTGTCACGAATGAACGCGTGGCCAGCGGTCAGTCGGATTCCGTATATCGTCTCCCCACTAGATGCGCTGCCGGTAAACTTGCAATCACTGATGTGCGTGTAGGTCGCGCCCGTCACGATGACCCCGCCTTGGGTTCCGCCCACACCGGTGACCGACGACTCGCACTTGCTAATATGCACAGTCTCGGCATTTGCGATTTGTGCAAAGATGCGGGCCGTGTTCGATTCACAATCGCGGATCGTGATAGTAGACGTGCCCCCTTCGATATTGAAGATCGTCGGAGTGACCGAGCCCGTGTTCCAGTAGAAGCGACAGTCCTCAACTAGGAGCCGGTGGAATTGGTAGGAAGCAGTGTCGGACCGGAAAACGGTCACGCCCGCAGGGTCCGTCATGCAATTAGAGAAGCGGCAATCGCTCACACGCAGGTTGTAGATCGATCCGCCGTAGGCTCCAACGAAGGTGCGCCACGGATAATCGTTGTAGCGATTCAGAATCCGACAGTGAAGAAACGCGATGTCCCACGTTGCCGTTCCAACATAGAAGAGGTTGCTGTTCACATACGATCCCGTGTGCTCGTAGACAAACGTCAGGTCGCGGAAGGTGATGTTGGTGACGGACGGAGAGCCCTGCGTTCTGAAAAGCCAGCTCGGCGTGCCCGTCCCTTCCCAAATAATCGCGGCGGTGCCGAAGTCCGATTCGGTCCCGTATCCCCACCAGGCCGACTCGTCGGCGTGGCCAACACCCCGGATCGTCAATCCCGAGTGCTCGGGCCGGAGGTCGTAGCCGCCGAGGCCGGTGAGGTCCGTCGTACCGACGATCACGATTTCAATTTCCGGCCACTCCATTGACGTCAATTGCGCCCGGACGTCGCGCACCCAATTGAGCGCCTCGAATAGGTTAGCGAAGTCGCAAAGCGAATCTGGATCCGCCGAGGAGCCGACCGTGACGACGTGCCGCCGCCCGACGGTGCCGATGAACGGCCGCCCTGAACGAAGATCGGTCACCGCCGAACTGTCCGTAACCGCCGCCCCCAGGACGAGCGTATCTCCGGCTGCCGGGTAGGCGGTCGCCTGCGTCGTCGTGGAGGTGATCGTCCCCGCGTTGGTGATGTAGATGTAGTTGGTCTGGTTCGTTGCGAGCGTAAGCTCCGTCGTGCCCGAATAGGTGTACCGTACCCCGTTCACAATCGCCGAGCCCGTGTTGACCGTGACCTTCGGGGGGCTGCTGCCAGTGATCGAAAGCGCGAGGTCGTTTAGATTTTCCTGGACGCCCGATACCCGAAGCCCCGCAGACGCGGTGCGGATTTCATCGATCGCCCCGAGCAACGACTGCGCGCCGGTATTGAGCTGCGTCCCTCCGGTTTCACTGTTGCTGCTTAGCGGGATCCCCGCGCTCGGAGTGATGTACTGATCGTCGAGATAGAGCGGACCGGCTCCAGTGTCACCACGGAGCTTTGCTGGAGAGCCGCGCATGAGGATTTCGCCGTCCTCGATGCGGAGACCGCCACGCCCCACTCCGGTGTTCCGAATCCAGAAGTAGCGTTCACTTGGGTCGGAAATCTGCGCGACCAGGTAACGCAACGTGTTGTCGTAGTACATCTCCCAATAGCCACTGTTCCCGTAGAAAAATAGTGGTGGCGAACTCCCCGAAGGATTGATTCCGAGGAAAATCGGTCCGTCGGTCTTGATCCCAAAGACGCCACCGCCGCCATCGTTGCGCACTTCGAGATAGCTCTCTCCGCCGACCGCGTCGTTGCGGCGGATCGTGATACCGCTGCTCTCCGCATAGATTTCACGGTCAATGCTACTTGCCGCAAAGATGATTTTACCGCCCGGGTCGGCCTCGTCGTCGTCGCCGATGTAGAGGTTCGACCAGCGATCGTAGGGGGCCGAGTCGGTTTTCTCCCCCGCATGAAGCCGTAGCTGCGACCAAAGCTCCATCGTATCGGTGCTCGGGTCGTCGCCGACCTCCGTGCTCCCGAGCACGATTTCGACGTCGGTGATTGTCTCCGAGCCGCCAACGACTAGGTCGCCGCTCATCGTGACGTCGCCGTCCTTGTCAACTTTGAAGACCGGCGTTCCCCCGGTATCGAGCACGCTGATCTGACGCTGGTCCGCCGCCTCCCCCGCGTAGACCTGGACCGCGACCTTGGCGTGTGCGTTGACCGGGTCGTACTCGATGAAGTCCTGCGCGAAGATGGCCAGGTCGCCGTGGAGGTTCTGGAGCGACAAATCGATCGAGGAGATTGTATTGCCGCTGGCCGCCGCCGTGACCTCGGCGAGGTACACGACTCCCGCGACCCCAGTAAGGTCCTGGACCGCCTTGCGTTTGATCTTCGGGCCGATCAGCAGCACCCGGTAGTCGGCAGCCGTCGTTGACGGGGAGTCCTGGCCTAGATGCGCCGTCGTGAGGATCGAGTTGTTCGGGTTGCTGTAAGTGACCGCAACCTCCTCGAAGGCCACGTCAGCGTCCTGGCTCTGCGGCCCCGGGCCGCCGTCCTGGACCGACTTCAACCAGACCCGCACCGTGCGTCCGGAGTGATCGTAGCCTGACTCCAGGAGCGAATTGACCGTCACCCGGAGGCCGCCGCCTTCGACCGCGACCGAATCCGGGGTGCCGAGCACGCCGATCTCTTCCTCGAAGTAGTCGTACTCGTACTCGCCAGTGCGCGGGTTCGTGACGACGCCCTGATCAGTCAGGGCGAACTCGAAGCCGAGGTGGTAGAGGTCGGTTGCCCCGGGGTCGGGCGGGATCTTGATCCCCTGGAGATACGATTCCCCCGCGCTGCCCTCCAGGAGGTGCCCGTCGCCATCAGTGCTAGCGAAGGCCGCAGCCGCCGCGATGTCGACCTTGTTCGGCGAGGCGCTGGCCGCGACGGTGACCTGCGTGTCGAACGCGCCGTCGCTCCGAAAGATTCTGCTCAGGGCGCTCTCGACCGCCCCGGCCGTGTAGTCGAGAACGCGGTCGCGCCAATCCTCCAGCGAGAGGATTCGCTTATTGAACATGTGGACCTTTTTGCTACCAGTCGCCATAGCTCCACCTCTCTACCCGCAGAAGCTGCTGGAGGTCGTGATCCCGTCTGGACCGTGGATCGCCCATCGTAGCGGCCGCCTCCAAACCTCCATGTTATCAATCTGATTGTTCTCCGTCGACCCCGCGCTGTTCCCGATGTAGATGGTTCCGTAGCGCAGGGACGTCGATTCGCCGCCCGACGGCGACTCGTACTGCAACACATCGTCAATGTAGACTTTCAGATACGGCGCGGGGTCGTTGATCGTCTCGATGCGTAGCTTGTAGAAAGCCCCCGGGACAATCGTGATTCCGCCAATCGCGTCTCCCGAGTAGATCGTTGTGGGGATGCCGGTTGCCCACCTTCGGATGATAATCTGCGGGGACGTGTCGGTGATCTGAATCGAGAGCAGCGAACTGCCCGAGAGCCTGTACCAGCAGACGAGATGGTCGTTTCCCGTCACCCCGAGCAGAAATTTGTGAACGATGGTGTAGTCCTGCAATTCGGTCACCGGGACGATCTCGATATTCGGTTCGTAGAAGCTCCCCGGGACGATATTGAAAACGCCGCCTTCAATGTAGGAGAGCGTCCCCGTTCGACGCGTCCATCGGTCCAACGACCCGCTGAAGGTATCGAGGAAGTCCATCAGGACCGCCTCGATGTACTCGTTCGTCGGGCGCATCAAGCCGATCAGATCCAGCAGCAGGATTTCGTCGATCGTGCCGTTGTCCATGATGCGTATCGTGGAGACGAACGGACTGCGTGGCGGGGTCTCGCTCGTGATAATCCAGGGATCCGTGCCGATCTGATCGAGCCCGATCTGCGTTTCCCCGACGACGAAGCGGTAGTCAAACCAGTCCTGGTACATCGGCGTGCGCCCGGTGAATTGGATCCCGAGTGAAACGACACCCTGCCCCGTCCCCTTCTGCCGCCAGAACGGGACGGCCGTGTCGACCAGCTTTCGAAGCGTGGCGACGCTGAGCCGGTCCGTGATCTCAGCCAGGTCGGCCGTGAATCCGACGTGCGGCAGCAGATACTTCACCAGCGCGTCCGGGCAGGCCCCGGGGCTGTCGGTATTCTCCAGCGACCGGATCCGCGTTTCGGTTTCGTCGAAGTGATATTGCGGTCGCTCCAGGAGCGCCTGCAGGAGCCCGCCTCCTAGCTGCTCGTCGAGCGTGCGGAGCGCCAGGATGAGGGAGTCGTATAGGGTCGGCTTTTCCATCTAGGCCACCATCGTGAGGGTGATCGTCCCGATTGTCGGTAGCTCGCGCGCCGCCATCACCACGTCCGACGCGGGAGCCGTGAGCACGACGTTTCGTGGATACGGGGCCGTGCCCATGATCGCCGCGATGATTCGGCTGCGTGGGATGTCCTCGCCGAAGTCCCACTCGTAGGTCACGCCATCGCTCCTAAGCGCCCCGGCCGAGAGGAAGGTAGCGAGTGCCGATTCGATCGCCTCCTGCTCGCCGCCGTAGACCGTAGCCGTGACGTCGATCGCGTGTGGGGTGTAGTTTGAAGCGGTCGCCTCGGTATTCAGGAGCAGCACGCCGCGCGTCGTCCGATCCGCCGTGCCATTGAAGTACTCCTCCAATTCGGTGAGGTAGTCGGTCGGCACCGTGGAACCGCCCGCGCCCACCACCACCACCTCGACCGTCTTGTCCCCGAAGCTCTCTTCGATCGCGAGCGCCCGCCCGAAGGGCTTGGTGCTGTCTGCGGCCTCGAAGTCCTTAGTCAACAGCTCGATGTCCTGCGGAGTGACGCCACGCCCCTGAACTCGTAGCTCGGCCGGGCCGGTGATCTTCGCTAGCTCCAGCCCCGCCTCCGTGGAGCCCTCCGCTACCGCGTAGCCGCTGGCCGCGCGCGGATTCGTGATCGCTCCGAGGTACGCATTACCCGCACGGTTGACCGTGATCGTCCCCGCACCAACATTGCCATTCTGCTCTTCGAGCACACGATAGGCGGCGCTGATATTATCGGTCCCCGCATCGGGGGTCTTGCCGTTCGTCCCGTCGCCGAACTGGATCGTCGCTCGGCCGTCATTGTCAAATATCACCCGGAAGTGCTTGCTCTGATAGGTGGAGTTGATGAAGTTGTCGACCCGCGTCCACGCCTCGTCACCGCTACCCTCATCGACGTAGACGATCAACGTCACGTCGTCGATCACGGGATAGTTTGCAAACGTGAATTCCTGATTTGCCATCCCGTCCGAGGAGCCGAGCGGATCCTCAGAGTAGGCTTGTCCCTGCGTCGCGCTCGATAGCAGGTAGCGGTCTCCGGTTGATGGATCATAGGCAGCAAGCGAAGGGATCGAACCGCCCGAGGCGCTGATCACCCGGAAGCGGATCCAGTAGGCTTCGACTTGCGCCCCCGTAGGACCAAGCAACAGCTTCTTCCAGTCCAACGTCGTCGTTTGCGGGAGCGTAAAGGAGAGCGATTTCGTCCCCGTGATCTTGAGCATCCCCGTCTCGTCGACGACGTCGGGGAATTCCTGCCAAAGCGAGCCGACGCTGTAGTCCTCGGTGTCGGTCGAGATCGTTGCCTGGCCTAGCTTGCCAGCCGTGTCGACCTTGTTGACCCCGCCCGAATAGTAGACCGCGAGGTCGTCCTCGTAGGCCCCGGTCAGATTGCACTTCACCCGGACGAGTGTGCCTGTGCGATCGCTCGTACCAAGCCAGTCGTTCAATTCGAGCGTGATGTAGGTCGTTTGATCCGTAACCGAATCGGGGGTTGTGTCTTCGAGGTCGCCGTCATAGTACTCCCAAACGCCCTGCGTGAGGCCGCTAGCGGCGGTGCTGACGTACATCGCCAGCGTGCTCCAGAGCATATCGGTGTGTCCGAAGTAGAGCAGGTCCCCGGCTTCAGGAGCCCCTGCCCATCCCGGAGTCACCGCCGCGCCGATGGTGTGCGTCGTCCATGTGCTCGTCGACTCATCATAGGAAAAGATGTCCGTAAGCTCGTCGGTCCGTGCTGTCGCAACATCTGTCAGCACCTCGAATTGGATCCCCTCCGTCTCGGCGGTCGCCTCAGTCGCAAAGGCGGAGTTGGCGGGGATCACCGTCGTCTGCGCGGTGAACTCGCGCGAAAGCTCGAAGAGTAGATCGGCGACGGCGGGGTTCGGCTGGTCGAGCGTGACGCCGATCAACGCCAGGTGCGCTGCGACCGAAGTCCGCAGACGCGCGGTCGTGATAAAGCGCTCGCGCGCAACGGCATCGAGCAGCACGTTGTTGAGGTGTGCCGCCAGTGCGACCGACCGCAGGATCTGGATGTAGGGTTCGGCGGGGTCCTCGTCGTCCAGGTCCGGGAGAGCCGTCCGGTTGTAGAGGATGAGGTCCTCTAGAATCTCGGGATAGTAGAAGCCCGAATACTCGAAGTCGGGAACTTCAATCGTGACCGATGGCATCCTACACCTCCACCTGCGCGACGCCGCTCAGCGCAGTCGCGTAGAGGATGCTGATTTCCTCCTCGCGCGTCGTTTCGAGATTGACGTAGCGCACCTCGCAGTGAAGCTCCTGGCTCACCTGATCAGCGGTGAAGATCGGATATCCCTGCGAGAGCCGGGCGCGGCCCTCGCGCTCCAGCCGCTTGAAGAGCGTGGCGATGTTGCGCGAGATTCGGGCGCGCGTCGTTGGATCGTCGACGTCGAAAACCATCGCCGACCCGATCCCGATATCTTGGAACGGATTGGAGCTTTCGCAATCGGAGAGGTTGAGCACGATGACCTTGCGAAGCTGGTCCTCACCCCGGACCGTTTCGAGTCGCCCCGCACTCGCCTGTATTGGTATCCTTAGTCCCTTCATTATGTCGTCACCGGGTCGAGGTTCTCGTAGACCTGAAAGGTCTCCCGGCTCGACCACCACTTCCCCGTGGGGAATTCGAGATAGGCTTGCATCTCCCAAGGCCCCGCTTCGTCGATATCACCGAGGACCGTCTCGTACTTCAGAATGCCGTCGGTGCCGTCCGTGTCGAACTCGGCCGTCTTCTCGATGATCGTTCCGCCCGGCTTCTTGAACCGAAACTTCTTGACCGTCGCCGCGCTGATGTTCTGAACGGCACCCTCCTCCATGATCCGGGCCTTGAGAGCGGTCCCGATATCTCCAACGTGGACTTCTTCGGTTGCGCTCATAGCTCCACCAGCTCCTTGTAGATTTCGCGGTCGATCGATAGGTCCATCTGCTGCACGCGGTTCAAGACCTGATCGACCTGCTGGTTCCGATTCAAAACTAGGTCCGGCTGTGCCGAACGATTGATGCGGATCTCGACTAGCTCCGCCCGGTTCAGTTTCAGGTCCGCCACGAGGATATCACGAACGGCGGCTCCGAAGTAGACCGTAGCCGAGCCGAACGCGACTGTGGAGGCGATGCCGTTGCCCGAGCAATTGATGACCTGCATCAATTGCTGCACCAGCACCGTTCCGAAAACGACGCCCGACGCGATCCCGTTCGCCGTGATGTTGAGGTCTAGCTGCGGGCTGCCGAAGGCGGCGGTCGACGCGATCCCGGTCGGGGCAATGGTGAACCCGACCGAGGCCGTTCCGAAGGCGGCGGTCGACGCGATCCCACTCGGGGCGATATCGAGGGTCAGCTTTGCCGTGCCGAAGGTAGCCGTGGAGGCGATGCCGCTCGGGGCGATGCTGAGATTTAGCTGCGGGCTGCCGAGCGTAGCCGTGGAGGCGATGCCGCTCGGGGCGATGCTCAGCTTGACGTGGGCCGTGCCGAAGGTAGCCGTGGAGGCGATCCCCGTACAGGTGATCGTTTGCGGTCCCGCTTCCGGCTGGACCGTAGCGGTCCCGAACGCGACCGTGGGGGCGATACCGTTCGCCGTGATGTTGAGGTCTAGCTGCGGGCTGCCGAAGGCGGCGGTAGGGGTGATGCCCGTGGGGGCGATGCTCAGCTTGACGTGGGCGGTGCCGAAGACGGCGGTAGGGGCGATGCCGCTCGGTGCGACATCCTGATCCGGAGAGACCGTAGCGGCCCCGAACGCCGCCGTGGGGGCAATGCCCGTCGTAGTGATATTGAGGTCTAGCTGCGGAGTCCCGAAGGCGGTCGTGGAGGCGATCCCGTTGCCGGAGCAGTCGATTGTTTGCCCCGTCGTGACCGAGGCCGCTCCGAACGCGACCGTGGAGGCGATCCCGCTTGCCGTGATGTTGAGGTCTAGCTGCGGGGCCCCGAACGCAGCCGTGGAGGCAATACCACTCGGGGCGATGCTCAACTTGACGTGGGCGGTTCCGAAGGCGGCGGTAGGAGCAATGCCGCTCGGGGCGACATCCTGCTCGGGCGCTACTGTTGCCGTTCCGAAGGCGGCGGTAGGAGCGATGCCTGTGGGAGTGATGTTGAGGTCTAGCTTCGCGGTTCCGAAGGCGACCGTGGGAGCAATGCCCGAGCAGATGATTGTTTGTCCCGCTGCTACCGTCGCGGTTCCGAACGCGACCGTGGAGGCGATGCCGCTCGGGGCGATGCTCAGCTTGACGTGGGCCGTGCCGAAAGCGGTCGTGGAGGCGATGCCGTTTGCCGTGATGTTGAGGTCCAGCTTCGCGGTGCCGAAGGCGGCGGCTGGAGGAATCCCGCTTGGGGCGACGTTGAGGTCTAGCTGCGCCGTTCCGAACGCGACCGTGGAGGCGATTCCGGACGGAGCGACTTCCTGATCAGGTGCTACCGTCGCGGTTCCGAACGCGACCGTGGAGGCGATGCCGTTCGCCGTGATGTTGAGGTCTAGCTTCGCGGTTCCGAAGGCTGCTGTTGGCGCAACACCACTCGCCGTGATGTTGAGGTCTAGCTTCGCGGTTCCGAACGCGACCGTGGAGGCGATGCCGTGGTCGGTGCAGTCGATCTCCTGCGCTACTTGCGTCTCGACCGTGGCGGTTCCGAAGGCGACGCCCGACGCGATACCGTTCGCCGTGATGTTGAGGTCTAGCTTCGCGGTTCCGAACGCGACCGTGGAGGCGATGCCGTTACCCGAGCAACTGATCGCTTGCTCGGGCTTGACTAGGATCTCGCAATAGATCGCCGTGCAGCGCCCCGTGCCAAGGGAGAAGACGTTGAGATGAACGCCGCCCTGGTAGTCGTTGAAATAGGTCGGCGTCCAGGGATCGTTCGTGTGCCCGAAGTCGACGAGGTCCATCTTCGTGCGGAAGACATAAGAGCTTCCAGGATTGTTATTCGTGGTCGTCGTATCGTCGACGCTGTTCGACCGCGAAATGTAGCGCAGATTGATCGTCCCACCAGCCGTTTTCACAACATAATAGAGACGCAGGCAGGCGATCACGTCGCCATCGTTCATCCCGACCGTCGAGTAGTTTTCGAAGGTGACTAGCTCTTTCTGCCCATTCGTGAGAGAAGAAATGTAGTCGGAGTCGCTGGTGTGGGGCAATTCGTCGACGTCGGTGTAGTCACCACTCCATGCTGTATAGTAGCCATTCCCGTCAGGCAGCGCGATCGGGACCTCGAACTCCGAGTCCATCCGGCTCGTGTCGACAACAAAATCGTCAATGTAGATCGTGAAGGCGCTAGAGCTTCGACGGATGTAGTCGCCAAAGTAAATCCGGTCGGCCGACTCGCTCGAAAAGTCCGCAGTCCCGGAGTACTCAAGATCGCCATTGATGTGAAGCTCATAGTTACCAGACGCCCCGCCGTCGCACCGCACCTCGATCCGATACCAGGTATCGGTTGCGAGGACCGTCGTCCCGGTGCCCTGCTCGTTGCTGTTCTTGTCGTAGAGATTGAGCTTCCCGTCGCTGGTGAGCCCGATGTAGCACATCTGCTTATTCGTCTGCGTGCGATACTGGAGGATCTCTTCGTGGCCAGACGAAGGGCGCGACGCCGCGCGGAGATAGAAGCAGACCCACGCCGGGCTGATACCGAGAAACGTCGCCAGCGTGCCTTCAGCATTGCCGGAGGCGTCGCCAATCGAGGCGTAGTTTGTCGTCGCGCCGTCACCAGTGATCTTCATAGACCGATCACCAGTGCGGACAATCGAAGACTCTAGTGCGACCGATCCGCTCGTGACCAGGAAGTAGGCTGTTAGGTCACGAACCTCCAGGCCGCCGAAGGCGCGCAACGCCACGGAACTCTACTCTTTCTCAAAACACCGGCCCCCCGGACAGTGATAGTCCGAAGACCGAATTCCTGGAGGATCTTTCATTTTCCAAAGCTCCAGATTCTCGGGACGGTTATCATCTCGCTTCCCATTCTTGTGATGGACCCGTTCTCCCGAAAGAAGGGGGCGGCCAAGGATTCGAGACATGACAAAACGGTGTTCGAGCACATAGACCCCCCGTTTCCCCCAGGTGCTTCCCGAAGCATTGGGATGTCCTGGCGCATACCGCCAGATGTAGCCATTTGGTCCCCGAATTTTCTGTCGTGGCTTTCGCTCTCCCTGCCGCCATTCCCTCTTCCGCGCACAGGAACGCGAACAGGTCCTCACCCTACCATCGGGCCGTTGTTTGAATTCGCCACCACAAATGGGACAGATCGCGGCAACCCATCGCCTTTGTTCCAGTTGCATTGATCGGTTCCTCCTTTCCAAAGGAGAACCTACCAATGGGACTATAGTGCCTACAAGGCAAAGATCTTATTCGCGCCCGAGTCCCAGGTGACATTGATGTCGCCGTCGTTCGGGGTCACCGGGAGCCCCGTCGCCGTGTCGATGAAGGCGATCAGCGGGCTCGTCGAGGCGGTCCCCGTGTCCTTGTAGATCACGAGCGACTCGCACGGGTCTCCGGACGCGACCGCAGAGAAGACCGTATCAGCCGCGTCGAAGACGCCACCCGTGATCGCCTTCGAGCTAAGGTTCGCCGTCGTCGCCACGATCCCCGCCGAGATGTCGTCGAGGTACTCATCGGTCGCCGGGACCGGAGTATCGAGCGCGTGGTCGACAAGGCAGACCTTGATGTTGTCGTCGATCAGGTCGACCGCCGTACCGCTCGTGGTTCCGAGCGTGCCGGGGTCCATGATCTTCTCCTTGTACTTCGTGAAGAGCGCGTTTGCCATTGTTCCTCCTCCTAGAACACCGTGCAGGTGTTCGTCACAGGCAACGGCCCCGTTGGCGGCGGGGTCGTATCGAGACCACTGATCAGGACCGTCACGTCCGCCGTGGTCGCGTTGTGAAAGCACTGCGCGATCGCGAGCGCTTTCGCTGCTCCATCCGTGGAGAGATTATTGAACTCGGAAAGCAGCGCCGCCTGAAGCGACGTCCCGACGGCCGCTATCACCGCGCTCGTGTTCTCCACTGCGAAAATCTTAGTGCCCGATCCCTGGTTTGCACAGGGCGGACTTCCCGTCCCCGAAATCAGCGAGCCGACCGCGAAGCTCCCCCCGGTCCAGTAGGCGACGAATGCGGCCGCCATCGCCGCCGCCGCATCGGCCGCCGTCCAGGTGCTCAGCATCGCATTGAGCGCCGAGCGGAATCCGGACGGGGACTTCGAGGCGACCGAATCGCCGGAGTAGTCCTCCGCATCGCTCGCGTAGGTGTCATAAGCGTCACGGATCCGGTCCAGCGCCTCCGAGCGCGTGCTCGACCAGTAGAACCCCCCGGCCCCGGGATCGAACATCGGCAGGAACTCGTCCCGCAGTTTCGTGACGCTGAGGCTCATCACTTCACCTTGTGGTTTGATGAGAGCGCGCTCGACGGCAGGTTCGTCTCCGATACCGTCGGCGGTCCGCTCGGCCCCGTACCCGTAGGATGGATGTGCGCATTGTACTTCGAGACGTGACCGTCGAGCCAGGTCTTGACGTCGTCGCCCCGGAGAATCGCCTGGGTTGCTCCCTTGTCAAGTTTGATATTCGTCGCGTGAACCGTGGTCGTTCCGTCCGCCGCCATCACGATAAACGAATCGCTCGCCTTGGATTGGATCGTTACCGTCCCATCGGGCTCCATCTTCAGAAGCGTCTCGTCCTCGGTAGACTGCAGCGTGATCACGCCGTCTTGATCCATCTCAAAAAACGTGATCCGGTTCTTGTGCTTGACCGTGATCACCTCGGCGTCCTTGGTATCGTCGAAGATCACGACGTGCCCGCTCGGTGACATAAAACCCCGGCGCTTCGGGTAGTTGGCCTCCGTGAAATGCGCCGGGGGCTTGAGCGCCATCGAGAACGGCCCCGTCAGGTAGCGAGTCGTCTTGGGATTGGAAACGAAGCTCTCCCAGGGTGCCGAGTCCCCACTTGCCTCGATCAGCACCTCCAGGATCACGCGCGTCTCTAGCTCCGGGATGAAGAACCAGCCTGCCCCACCTGTGGCGTCCATCGTCGGCTTCGATGCGCAGCCGCCCGCAGGCGGGATCCAAAACGGAAGCGCGATGCCCTTGGCAACCAGGTCCTGGCACTCGACCTTGATGCGTCCGAGCTTCTCGGGATCGTCGTTATCCGTAACGATTGCGTTATAGCGTTCCCACTTCATACCAGCACCTTGTTTGCGATGAACTCGGTCTCGTAGGCGAGCCCGCCGCCGAGGTCCATCTTGTGACGCACTGCGTGGAAATAGTACGCGCCGGAGAGCCGTGGCCCGAGCCCCTGTAGCTCATGGACCTGTCGCTTCTGAAGTAGCTCGCAGCCGACGGTCTTCCCGCGCGCCATGACGAAGTGATCCTTCCGCTGCCGGAACCACTCGGTCGCCCAGTTTGCTGCCTCGGCCAGGCCCCCGAAAGGCCGCCCCGCAATGACGTCGATCGAGACGCCGCCCGCCGCCATTCGGAATTTCGTGCTGCTGGTGATCGCGTCCATCAGCACCTCCTCCGAAGCGCCCGCGCCCTCCTCGGGATCCTCGGTGCCCTCCGCCTGGGTCCGCCGACTCGCGCGCCCGGTCCCCTTGCGCCATTTCGGATCCGGCCCCATTGCGTTCTCGACCAGGACGGTGCTGACCCAGGAATGGTAGTCCTCGCTCCAAGCTAGAACGTGGACGTCCGTGATCGTATCGCGGATCCCATAGTCAAGCTCGATTTCCAGGAGCGTACTCTCGTCGCCTTCGTTGTACTTGAAGACCAGCTCAGGCTTGATGTTGTAGCGCTCCGGGATGCGCTTCCAATTGCAAACCCAACGCCGCAGGTCGCGGTCCCAATCGATCCAGAACTCGAAGTTGTTGAGCGTGGCCAGGATGCGAAGGAACTCGTAGTCGGACATTCCTTTCGGCTGGACGAGCCCCTCGCCCGGCTCAAAGGTCTTCGCGCTCGTGATCGGATCGATGTTCGGATGCAGGCCCCACTTCTTTGCGATCTCGCGCACGATTTCGTGGTGCTGCTTCTCGACATAGACCTGCCCGGAGTCCTCCTTCTTTTCGTTCGTGGGGTCCTCGACGGCCGCGCGCACGCGCGTCTCTGCACCGCCCGTGATCTCGCCTTCCATGTTCATCAGGAAGAACGCCTTGTCGTGACCGAGAATCTCCAGCATGGGAACGCCGTCGGCAGGGAACTGCGGAAGGTGACGCGCAAGGATCGCGCGCCCGATAAACTTAAGGCTCGCCTCGCCTCCGTATCCCATGAAGACATCGACCTCGTTGCCGGGCTGAAAAACCTTGTGGGACACCAGGTCGGGAGGCAGGTCGCCGGAGGTGAAACCGAAGCCCTGGTTGATAACCGAGATGCGAAGCTCGTCGGATAGGTCAACCGCCGACTCGAATTCGACGGTGCTGATCAGGCGCGAAATGTCCCCCGTGACATCGTTGCCCTCAACGACGAGAGCGACGCGCGGGACGAGGTCCTCTCCGTATGCTCGCTCGACCAATGCCATCGCTACAACACATGGGACACGCGCGACTTGCGGCGGTCCTCAAAAAGCTCCCTTCGCATCGTGCTCGCCGCAGTCGTCCGCACCAGCGGGATCGAGTATGGGGTCGGTGTGAGGCCCCGGAATCGACTCGGCTTCAGGACGTCGACGGTCTGCCCTCCCACCAGGAATTCCTTTGACGGATTGCGCCTCCGTAGGAGGTCGCCCTTGAGCGCCTCCTTGTAGTGCAGCCGGGCAAGCTCCTCCCAGGTATCCCCGGTCCGGACGATGTGATGAAACGTATCACGGTCCAGATCGGCGAGGCTCGGAATCTCGATCCCGAACGGCTCGTAGTGCTTCAGGCGCATCCGGAACTGGACGGTGCGTAGCTGCTGTCCCGGGCCGGTCCCGAGCAGCGCCCCGTAGAGCCGATCAGCAATGACCCCGGTGATCGTATCGTTTGCCCGGGGCTCGCCGTACTCAATGCCGCCGACCGATTCGATAATGACGCTGGTGTCGATGATGAAGTCGCCCCAGGAGAAGGTCCAGAGGGGCGGCCGCTTGAGCGTCGCGTTCGCGCGCACCGCCGCGATGAGCGCCTCGACCTTGTCCGAAATCGTGTCGGTCGTCCGCTCCGCGAAGAGCAGCGCCCGGAAGGAGTAGGTTTCCGATTCCTGCGTGACGTATTGGAGCACGGGATGATCGCGTCCGAAGGCGGACTTCTCCGCCCAATTGGACGCCACGTTTCGAATGAAACGATCCGGGACGAACTGGAACTCGATCGCCCGGTATCCTTCGTCGTTCGGATCCAACCTCGGCTTCGGTGCTCGTTTCAGAATACCCATCGCTCTGCTCCTAGACCCTGACCGGGGTCATGTCGACGGCGCGCACGATCAGCGACCGCCGCTGCCACGGTTTCGTCTTCGCGCCCGCCCGGTCCCGGATGCCGACGCGATACTTCTCTGTGGCGACTGCGACTTTCTGACCGTCGATCTCGACGTTGGTGACATGAGTCATGTCAATTGGTGGGATCTCTTCTCCTTCCTCCTCTCCACGCTTCTCTCTGATCGTCTCCGCTAGCTGCTCCTCAAGTGATTTAGGTTTTCCCCCATACAGCTCCTCCATCATCTTCTCATAAGGCGTTACCGGATGCGTGGGGGCGAGCGAAATTTCCGATTCGCTAAGCTCGCGGAGTCCCTGGACCGCACCCGACAGGTCGATTCCGATCTTCTTCGCAATTCCAGAAATCGAATCCAGGATAGTCGCCAAGATTCCCGCTGCCGTCCGCATTGGGGTGAGGAGCCAATTCACAAGCTGGACGCCGAATTCTCCGACCTTCCGTGCCGCCTCCGCGAACAGTTTGATCATCGCCGGAAGCACCATCGCAACGTATTTACCCGCTTGAATGAAGAGCCAGACGAGGGGACGGAACGCGGCCCATAGGATCTTCCCGACGACCACTAGTCCTTTAATCGCCACTCCGATGAGTTTGAAGATGATCACGAGCACGTCAGCAATCGGGCGCATCGCGGACATCCAGGTGCCGCCAACCTCACCCGCCGCCTGTCCGAACATACCCAATACATCCCCCATGACCGTCCGGAACAGATCACCGATCGGGGCGACGGCTTCCATGAACGCATCGATCACGGGCCCGAATATCAGGCTGAGTTTGTGCCAGGTTGTTCTCACGAATTCGATCGACTTTCCAAAGCCCGATGCAATAGCGCCGCCAATACGCCCAAACATCTCACCCGTGCTCTCGCCACGTTTCTGAAGTAGAAGCAGCAGCACACCCACGATCGCCCCGACAATCCCGAGCGCCTTGAGTGATCCCGCCGCCGCCCCGGCACCTCGGGCAATCCAGGATCCCGCCCGGCCGAAGCGCCCGGCCGCGACGGCCGCCCCGATCAAAGCGCCCTCGGTCTTCGCCGTCGCCGGAGTCGTCCGCGCTGCCGCTGCCCCGATAGCCTGAAGCCCGGCCGCCGCCGCCGCCGTTCCGCCCGCCGCCTGGGTCCCCGCCGCCCCAAGGCCCCGAAGCGCACCGGCAGCCCCCGTGATGGGGCCTGTGGCTGTCGTAGCGGCCGTCCCTGCCTCTCCAAGCGCCGTGGCGGTAGCTTGGACCGGACCGGGAGCCGTTAGGGCCGCTGTGCGCAGCGCTCGCATTGCCGATGCCGCGCTGAGGGTTCCGCCCGCCGCCATCTCGGCTTTGATGGCTTCGTCGCTCAGCGCCGTCGAGGTCCGGTAGATCGGCGTCGCCGCCTGGGAGGCCGCCGTACCAACCGCCGAGGTCCCGACCGCCGCCGCCTCGGTCGTAGCCGCTGCCGCTCCAGCCGCCGCGCCCAGGGTCCCGACGCCAGTAGCCGCCGCTGCTGACTCAGCACCGGCAGCAGCCGCTGATGTCCCCATCCCCAGTAGGCCGCCGCCGAGCCCAGTGACCACGCCGATTGCGCCCCGGACGATGTTGACCCCTCCGGTCAGGATTCCGAAGAGCCCGCCGAAGGCGAACTTCAAACCAACGACCGACAGCAACACCGGCCCGGCCACCGCGCCCACGAGCGCGATGGTCGTTGCGAAACGTGCCGCCGCGCGGATCCCTTCCTCACTCATTGACGTTAGTCCGAGCGCCTCGGCTCCACGCTTGACCGTATCGAAGAGCCCCGTGACCGCGTCGGCAATTCCCTGGACCGCCTCGAAGATCCCCCGAGCGATCGCAACCGCCGTCTCTGGATTGAGGAAGCTATCCTTCTCCGCCCCCATCATCACCGCAATCGAACCGACCGACTCCATCTGGTCCCGGACATTCTGGAGCGGGTCGGCAACGCCCGCCTGGACCGCGCGCATCCCGAAGACGATGCTGTTGAGCCCATCGATCACGCGCCCGATGGCGATAGCAAACGGCTCCTCGAATTTCTCCTCCAGGGTGATCCAGAATGCCTCGACGGACGCGCCCACCATCTTGAGCGCCCCCGAGACGTTCTTGAGCCGCGTATCGGCCATCCGCTTCGCGGCCCCGTCCGCACCCTCGAATTGCTTGGTCAACTCCTGGAGCCGTCCCGCCTCCGTCTTCAGGAGCGCATTCCCGGCACGCATCCCCCGGATCCCGAATAGCGTCTGCAGCGCGCTCTCCTTCTGGACCGGGGTGAGCTTTTCGAGCCCTGTGCGAAGACGATCAACAACCGTTCCGAGACCGTAGGTTGTCACGCTAACCTGGTGTGCCTGCAGCCCCATATCCATGAGCAGCTTCTTCGCCTGCTTCGATGGGCTCGCCAGGTGGATCAGCATTTGCGAGAAGTTTGTCCCCGCCATCGACGCGCGGACACCACGGTCGGCCATGACCGCAAAGGCGGCCGTCGTCTCTTCGAGGCTGATATTCATCATCGACGCCTGCGCCGCGCCGTAGACGAACGACTCCCCGAGCATTCGGATGTTCGTATTGGCGCTGGCCGCCGCGTTCGCAAGGACATCGGCAACGTGCCCCGCGTCGCTGGCGTCGAGGTTCATCCCCCGGACCGCGATGGAGATGATATCGGCGGCCTCGGCCATCTCCAGCCCTTCGGCTGCGGCTGCGGCAAGAACACCCGGGGTCGCCCCCAGGACTTCGTTGACGTTGAAGCCCGCGCGGGAGAGAATCTCCATCGCGTTAGCGACCTGGGTTCCGGTGTAGACGGTCTGTAGAGATAGATCGACGGCGTTCTGACGCAGCCGACTCATGTCCTCGCTGGTTGCATTCGTGATCGCCTGGACGCCGGACATTCCCTCGTTGAACTTCGTCGCGGAGCGGACGCCCATAGCGACCGGGACGGTGAGCGCAAGAAGGGAGCCGCCAAGAGCACCGGCTCCCATCGTGACCTGGCTCATGCCCTGCTTCATCCGGCCGACCGATGCGTGCAGTGACTGGAACTGCCGCTGCGTTTGTCGCATCGCCCCAACGGCCCGACTATTGTCGAAGCTGAGGACTGCGCCTATGCCGACATTTTCAAACAGGTTGGGCTCTCAATCTACGGCCCCACATGACTCCAATTTGTCCTGTCAAGAACAAAACGGATCGTGCTGCGCGTGACGCCGTATTCACGCGCTAGAGCACCGATATTCAATTCGGGAAACCGGAATCGCCGTTGTCGGATCTCACGCACCTGTGCTTCGGTAAGTTTTGCCCGCGAATGCGTTTCACCACGCGTCCCTGGACCACGCATGTGACCCTTCGTCGCTGCGTCCTGAATGTTGTCTTTCTGCGTTCCTAGAAATAGGTGATCAGGATTCACACAAAGGGGGTTATCGCAATGGTGACAAACCTGCAGACCGCGTGGAATCGCTCCGCGATGAAGGATCCAGGAGGCACGATAAGCCGTTGTCCGCTTCCCGTTGTCTAGAACGGTTTGTCCCCTGGACTGATCGACTCCGCACCGCGCTCCGGTCCAGAGCCAGCAACCGGACCGATTCCGTTGGATGTACTGATAGAATCGCTCCCGTAGAGGAATCCGTGCGAACGTCCCATCATCGCAACGCACTGCGTTCAGATTTGCCATCGTCGCCCACCTTGTAGGTGTCGCCGTCTATCGTTTGCGGCCGCGCGTCTTCGGAACCAGTAACCGAGCTAGTTGTCGGACAGCTCCACCAAACGCGCCGACCTCTTGCTGCCTTCTTTTAAGCTCCTTCCCCACGAACTCCGCGTGAGCCTCGCGCTCTCGACTCGTCATGTGGTGGACCTCCGTCCAGGTCAGTCCACCGTGATACACCAAGAAGAAAATCTCCTCGGCTATTTCTCTCCACTCTCGGAGGGGGAAGAGAGCCCGAAAAAAACGTCGTAACTCCACTCGATCGTCTGCATCAGCGACCGCGCGCACTTCTCGCAGTCCGCCTCGATGAATAGCTGCGGTCCCGCCATCGACTCCTGGACGGCAGCCATCAACTCATTCTTGGTCTTGACCCTCATCCGCGCCCGCTCCAGATCCTGCAGCGTCACGATGATCGGTTTGCCGTCTAGCTCCTTGATCGCGCCTTTGAGCATCACCATGTCCCGGATCGCGGGGTTGAAGGCATGAATCCCCTCCAGCGCCGGGGTATCCATCGCTGCCCACTCGATCGGTCCAATCGTGAGCGCCGTCCCCGTTTCCTTTCCGAAAGTGATCGGCTCGTCGAGGATATGCTCGAAGGTCTGATCGACGAGCGTGTCCTCCTCGCCGTCCCCGTAGTCGATCACCTTGACGTCGAGGTCGTTCAAGTCGGTGCTGAAGCGGAAGGTTGACCGGCAACCGGGGCAAGTGATCCCGATCGGGAACTCGGTGCCGAGCGATTCGACGCGGACCCAAAAGTAGGTGTAGAGAACGTCCATCATTTGCATCTTGGCCAGCGCGACGAGCCGCTCCGACTTCTTCATCTTCTCGAAGTCGTGCGGCCCTAGCTGCGTGCAGGTGACGGACAGCACCTCGGAGACCAGGCGGCCAGCCGTGAGGCCCTTCGCCTTCGCCCGGAAGCCACCGATCTCCTTTTCCTCGGCAAGCGTGAATTCACGAACGCCGATCGTGCGCTCGAACTTCTGACCGGAAGGAATGCCGACAGGAAGGCGCGCCCCTAGATCGCCGAGGGTCGTCGTTCGATACCGCGCGATCTTGAGGGGCGCATCAGCCGTTGCCGTTTCGGATTCTGCCTTCTTCATGCCAGGCGACACGCGCCTGATCTTCTTCTCGTCCATCGATCCTCCAATCGCCCCGTGGGGCTTGTGAGGTTAGAGCCTGCACTGACTGGAGCGGGTCCCGTCACTGCGGCCGTGAATGATCGGTTTGCGCACTCGTAGCATCGACGCTCGCGCCTACCGCCTCATCCCTCTAAGACCCGACCAGCCAGGACCCGCTAGACCGGGATCACTTCGTCGACCGAGAGCGCCCAGGAGATATTCACGATGTCGCCATCGTTCGCCATATCGAGGTCAGGCGAACTCCGGCTCGTCGGGAATACTCCGATCAGCGAGTAGGATCGGAACCCGGTGCCGTCCACGGTCTGCATGATGAGCGTCGCAGCCTTCTTGTAGGTCGGGCTGCCCGCCTTCGCCTCACCGAACCACAACTCCATCGCTGCGATTTCGGTATCGTGATGCGCGGGGAGCGCGATGGTGACTTCGGTCGGGTTGGTATCCCCGCCCGTCGCCCGCGTCCGATCCGGAAGATCGGTCGTTAGCAGCTCCTCGCTGATTCCACTGACCGTCACTGGCGTCAGTGGCGGAAGCCCAATCACATGAAGCTCGTAACGATTCGTTGCGATGTGATTGGGCTGGAGTGTTCCTTTCAGACCCATCTTTCTACCTCCAGGCTTGCACCGCTAGCGCGTGCGGCCAGTGGCCTCGTTTCTAAGTCTCGTAGTCGACATACTGCGTGCCCGCGCTCGCCGCACTCGGCGTCAGCGAATTCTCGGGCGCGCCAGTATCAGGCAGCGAGCACCTCGATGCTGCGTAGGAGCTACCCGGGCACTCGTGGGTGTGTGCGTTGTACTTCGTGCGCAGGTCTTTCAACTCCTGCACGATGGCGAAGAGCACGTCCTTGACATTCGAGTCGGTGAACCGATCCGTGCCGATCCCGCCCTCGCCGATTGACTTCCTGACTGTTACGACCGCCATCGTCCTTTTCCCTCCTCCTATGAGTGGGTTGTTGCGGGAGCGGAAATCGAATCCGCTTCTTCGTGGTTATGAGCCACGCGAGATGCCTTACCTCCCCCCCCCGCGTCAATCCCCTATGCCGTCTGCTCGAACACTCCGTCCTTGCTGATCGTGATCACGAACCGCTCGATGGTGTCCGCAAGCTGGAGCGCGATCTCCGCGTAAAGCTCTCCAGCCGCCCGCGTCGCAGCGGTGTTGATATCATCGTCCACCTTCAGCGAGCAGGCTTCGTCGAACGTCGCGCCGCGCAGCGCCCGCTTCCGCCACTCCGGCAGGAAGTAGTCCCTCAGCGTCGAAAGGATCTTCTGCTGCATGACCGCATCATTGATTTCGAAGATCGTCCAGTCGAAGGTCTCGCGCAGCGTGTTCTCGTAGTGGCTCATCATGGCGCGGTGATGCAGGAAGCGCCAGGCCGAGTCGATTGCGATTGTGCGAGCGCCCCAAAGGATGCAATTGCCCTTCTGGATCTTGACGACGTTGATGCCCTGCGGAGTCAGCACCTCCTCACTGAGCCGCGTCGCGTCCAGACTGACGACCCGCGACAGAACCACGCTGGTCCCGGCCGGGGCCTTGTGATATCCGTCGTAGTCCTTCGCAATCTTGGCAACGCGTCCGAGGATCGCTCCGGTGAGCGGGACCGACTTCAGCATTCCAGACTTGTCGGGGTCGTCGACGTTCCCGTAGCTCGGGAAGTAGGTCCGAGCGAAGTCGTTACGCCCAATGGTGCTGTTGATGAATTCGATCGCGTCGTTCTCCGTGAGCTTCGACGGATCGATTTCCACCTGGAACACCCAGTTTTTCCCCTCGGCGAAGTTAATCCCGGCCTTCTGAACCGTCGCGGAGTAGGCTCCGGGGGTCGCAACGTGAACGAGCCCTTTGTTCTCTCCGACCAGCTCGTTCAGATAGCTCAGGTCGGTATCGAAGTGCGTGGCGGTGTAGTCGGCGTCGGCAACGCCCGCGATCCCGTCGTACCCGTTGAAGAGACCCTGCGGATACTGGACCATAAACGAGTCATTGATCGCGCCGCTGGTCGTCAGGTCGCCAACCGAGACGGTGAGCGTGTTGACCGTGTTGTCGATGATGCGATAGCGCTCGTTCGGTGCGTTGATCTTGTCGGGATAGATGTACCCGCCGATCAGCGCGTCCGGCTCCCAGGGGAAGTAGTTGATCACGATCTCGTCGTCCTCGGTCGCGCCGGTCGGCGTGATCGTGAACGGAGGAACGTCCGGGCAGCCCGCGTACTGTGCCGCGAGCGTTTCGGCCGCACCGATCTTGACCTCGTAGCCGTCGGCGAAGGTCGCATAGACGTCCATCGTCGTCACCGTCGCCAGAACGACGCACCGGATCTTGACCGGGTACTTCATCGTCTGCGTCAGCGTACCGAGCGCGACGGTGTAGGTGCCCGTCCCGGTGTAGGAGTACTGGTAGGCTTTCGAAGTCAGCACCGTCGCGGTGACCGCGCTGATCAGCCCGTAGTCGTTCGCCGGGCGGCGCTTCGGATCGGTGTTGCCGCCGTTGTTATCGGTGACCACGATTTCGTGGTTGTTCGAGTCGTCGTTGATCAGATTGAGGAAGTAGTACTCGGACGCGGGGTCCATCGAGAGGTTCGGATAGTAGAGCGTCGGGTCCCCGTCGACGTAGACGCGCAGGCTCCACAGCGTAGTGGAATCCGCCTCGCCGTCGCCGATTTCCAGGGTGATCTGCTTCGTCGCCGTCCGCTCAAGCTCCAGGGTGTACCCTTCGTCCGCATCGCTGTTCCAGTCGGTCTCCATCGTCGAGTCGGCGGTGACCGTGATCACGCCCGCCGTGGTGTTGGAGACGATCGTGTAGGTCTTCGTGGTGACGGCATCCAACTTCACCTTGCCGCCCGCCCACTCATTGAGCTTCATCGTGATGCCGGTCGTCAGCGTGGTCTCGGTGATGTTCCCGGCCCCACCGAACTCCCCGGCCATAACTCGGGTGCGGCCTCCCCAACGGCCGCCGTTCTTCGCCTCGACCTTGATCACCGCCAGCTTATTCGTGGCGGGGCTGTTGAGGCTCTCGCGCGACCATAGGTTGATGAACGCCTTGACCTCCGTGCCGTCCGTCACGCGGCAGAGATGAAGCTCACCCGCGCCGCCGCTGTGATTGAAGAAGTCCTGGCAGGCATCGGGCAGCGTGCTGTAGTCTACCCGGCCCCCGCAGAGCCGCTTGAAATCACGAGCGCTGTAACACGAGATCAGCTTCGTGGTGTCTCCCTTCTCCAGCATCCCGACAAAGGCCGTGACGCCGAGGGGAGCCCTCTGGAGTGACTTTCCGGCATCCGCCTCAATGACCGCCACGCCAGGCCCGCGCGTCGGACCGTATCTCCTCTGTGCCATCGGCAATCCCTCCTTAGCTAATCGTCACGGCGGCATCGCCCGTCAGCTTCACCGACTGGATCGGGTAGACGCCGTCCTGATCAGTCAACACTCCGCGAGTGTGGAAGTACAAATCTGCGATCTCAAACCGTGCTTGGCTGGAATGGAGCCCCTCGGCTGTCGGAACCGTCGTCGAGCGAAACTCGTCAACGAGCCGGAGCCCGAAAGGTTCGTCTGTTCCGTTCGTCCGCATGATCCGATTGGCCTCGAAGAACTTAGTTGTCTCCTCCACCAGGCGCTGCAGGTCAACACCTCTCGCCGCCGTCGCTATGATATCACAGAGAAAGGTCATGCGATAGGGCGGGGGAAAGACCAGGATCGTTGGATCGACCGCGTCTTTGTCCGTAACCGAATCACGCAGCGCCGTCGGGTGCGTCCCCGTCGGCGTCAGGCCCGTCAGCACCAGGGCCGGGACCTTTTCTAGCTCGATGAAGTCCGGGCTCGTCGCTTCGAAGACAAGCTCGGGCTCGATGGTCGCCTCGATGAAGGCGACCTTGGACGATGCCAGCGACCCGGAGAGCGTGATAATCTGCGTCGTCGAATTGTAGCTGCTGAGTAGATCGCTCAGGTGACCGGAGTCGTCGGTGTGGTTGTAGACCGCATCCACGCCGACGATCTGGTAGGTCATTTTTGTCGCCGTCAGCACCGCGCCGAGGTCGATAGAAGACGAACCAGCCCCATTCGTAACAAACCTGGCGACCGGCCGCACCGCCGCAGACATCGCAGGTAGCAGCGTCCGGTAGACCAGGTCCTCCTGCTCGCTCCGAAGGTTTGCCTCGTAGGCGAGGCGGAGCCCTCTCAGGATCGGCGTGTAGCTCTTGTTCGTCGTTTTGAGATTGACCACGATCCGGAGGGTCCGCGTCGCGGTCGCAATGTAACTGCTTATATTCGTTGCGATTTCCGCTTCGGCGTTCCAGGTGCTCGTCCCCTGCTCCCAGGCCGCACCGTTCCAGAACCACTGGTTCGTGCCGTCGTGGAGCCGGTATTTGGTCGAGGTGACGACGGTCTCGCCGCGCGTCATTCCCTGCTCGACCTCCGCCTGGAACGCGACCCAGGAGCGCACCGCCTGCGGGCTCATCGCCGCCGAGACGATGTAGATATCGTCGTCGGTCGGGTAGCTCCCGGGGGTGCCTCGCAGGGTGACCTGGTGGAGCTTCGGATCGAGACGGATCTTCGTCCGGTCGGAGAAGGCGACCGAGGCGCGGTCCTGCTCCGTGAAGGTGAGCCGCTTCATCAGGGTCAGCAGTGTCGCCATCGCTACTTACCATGCAGCGCCTTACCCATCGCCGCCTGCCAATTCTTCCTCGCCTTCTCCCGGAGAGCGTCGTCCTCGATCACCTCTCGCAGGAAAGGCCGCGCCGGAACCGTGATCGCCGTGGTCGTGGGCTTCAGCGGATAGATCGTCGTCCCCTTCTTGAGCCGCTCCGCTATCTCGCGAGCGCGGCCGGTCAGGCTATCGATCGATGCGGTCCCCTGCGTGTAGCGCGCCAGCGCATAGAAGAGCCCACGCGTCCCTGGAGTGACCTTGACTGTGAACCCCTCGTGCAGCGCGATCGCCAGGTTCAGCATTTCACCGCCCGCCTTCGTCTTCTGCTGTCGCATGATTCCTGCGAGCGCCGTGCGGGGGTTGACCATCTGATAGGTGACCGCTCGCCAGAGGTCTCCCTGGTCGATGAGCGGGGTGCTGGAGCGCTTGATCGCCGTCGTCAGGTCCGCGTTCGGTGCATACTGTTTGCTCCGGATCCGTTGTCGGACCTCCCGGACCACCAGCATCGCATTGACCTTCGTCGCCTGCGCCAGATTGACGTCGAGAGCCTTTGCTACCCGGTCCGCATCCCATAGCCAGCGGAGATGCTTCCACTTCCCGGTTAGCTGGACGTCGGTCTTGAACACCTATGCTACCCTCGCCGGGGCGCGGTCCGTGAAGTAGAACCGCACGAGCGTCGCGCCCTGCTGATCGGGATAATGCCCGCAGTCCTCTTTGCCGTCGATGTGGAGGTCGTAGCCGCTACGCTTTCCGATTGTCGTGATCACATCGCCCCTCTGAATCGTGACGCCGAGCCTGTCCATGTCGAGATATCGAACCAGGATGTAGCCTGACGACTCCTCCCGAATTCCTGCCTGCATTGCCCGGGGGTCGTCTTCGCGCCCCCACTGGACCTGCGCAGGGATCGTGAATGGCTGCCCCGCCGCGCCCGCCGAGACGTTGCCGGGGATATCCTCCCGCGCGTCGTCGTCGTAGACCTGCGCCGCCTCGACGAACGGCTGGATCGTGACCCTGATCGGATGGAGCAGCTTCGGTTGCGCCACTGCCCCTCCTAGCTCGCGTGCAACCAGAGCACGTCGCTGGACGCCTCGATCGCCAGCGGCCGCCGATAGGTTGCGATTATCTCCTCGACCTCGGCGCTACCCGTCAGCGCCAGCGTCCCCGTCCGCTGTGCCCGGTAGGACGGCGCGGCATAGGTGATGCTGTGGCGGTCGGTCGTTTCTTTCTGCTTCGGCCCGGAGACACCACTCGACGCCTCATTCTCCGGGGTCGTGCTGCCCTCCCCCACGAAGAGCGGATTCGTGAGGTCGCGGATCGTAAGTATCATCGCCGCCCGCTGAATCGGCAGCGGCGTCGTATCGTCGGCTTCGAGGTAGCCGAACGCGCCGACGATGCGCTGGTTCTGCCGCCCCGCTGAGAACACCGGAGTCTGCGGGTCTTCAAACGGCGCGAAGATATCCGTGCTCTTGACGAGCTTGATCATGGGATTGGAGCGGTGATCGCTCGGCTCCTGGCGGCCGTTGTAAACCGCATACGATTCGGAGTCGAGCGCGTTCGTGAAGTCGCCGTTCACATAGAGGGAGGTCACGGAGATCACCGGCACCGGAAGGAAGAGCGTGTCGGTGCCGTTGCCATCTAGGGTAGCCGTGACGGCACGGCTCTCGAACCACTGTCCGGTTAGACGGTCGAGAAGCGCGCAGGAGCGCGCGATTGCCGCATTGACTTTCCCGTCGGGGAAGTCGGCGGCTTTCAGTCCCTCACTGCGGACTTGAGCAAGAGTGATGTACGCCATCCCGACGCCCCTTCCTACGAGGCCGCCCGCCGTCGTAGCGGTCGGTCGTATCCTGTGGCCAGGGCCGGTCGGGAGGCAGGTGGCGTGGCTTGCCGAGATTCGTAACGTCGACCCGGACGTGCTTCGGTCGAATCCCCCGAGCGTTGTAGACGCTCAACATGATTCGGACGCCGTCCGCGTGGCATCCCGCGCACTCTCCTATGACCGCCCCGCCCCGATTCCTGATCGCTTCGCCCATGAAGCTCACCCGCGAAAACCGCGAAGGGATCGGGACGACGTGGAGCGCGCCTCCGCTATGAACCCCGATGCCTGTGATCTGTCGCTGAAACGCGACGTCCCGCTGCTTCGAGATCCAACGACTACGATCCTCCGGGTTCTCTAGGTCGTAGCTCAGCGTCCGTCCGTTCTGAAGATTGACCTTCAGCACGGAGCATCTACTCGCTCCCGGATCGACGCCCCTTCCGCGTCCGCACTCGCGGCCTTGTTGGGGGTTCCGCTTCCGGTGCGTGTTCCTTCGCCTCGTCTACCGCAACGGGCTCCTCCTTCTTGGATTCCTCCGCGACGGGTTTCACCTTCGGCGTCGGCTTCGGCCGCACCAGCAACAGCGCGAAAACGTCAGGGCGATGCGCCTCGATCCAGCGATATTCGTCCTCGGTGATCGACTTCATGCTTCGGGGCAGAAGATGAAGCGCTCCAGGAGCGCCGCGCTCGCCCGTGATGCCGTCGACCATCGTGTGGCTCGTACCGCGAAACTCGACGTCGATCATCGCTTGCCGCCCTTCTTCCCGCTACGAGATGAGGATTTCTTGGAGGCCCGTCCAGTCTCCTTCTCCGCCTTCGGGGGAGCCGAAGGTGCTGGCGGGGCTGTAGGCTCTGCTGACTCGGGCTCAGCAGCCGGGTCTGCAGGATCCTCCTCCTCGACGATGTCGCCGTCCTCTTCCTCGTCAAGGCCCGCTCCAGCCGGAGGAACTGCACCGGCCTTTGCGACCTCTTCTTCAGGCTTCGATTCCTTCGACGCTTTCGGAGCCGTGGGTGCCGCCGCCGCGCTCTCGTTCTCGTCAAGGTACTCGATACGGATCAGGCTCTTGGGGCTGCTCTCAAAAAGAGCTAGCTCATCGCCCCTCATAATGACGGGCCGTCCCTTGACCAGTTGTCGCATCGAACCGTGAACCGAGAACGTCGCGCTTCCAATCAGCGTCACTCGTGCTCGCTTCATGTTATCTCCCTCGGTAGAGGCGCGCGGTCAAGCCGCGCGCCTACCACTCATCGACCTCGACGCGCTCGCCTAGACGGCGGTCTCGCCGAAGTTTTTGCCGAAGACCAGCGCGGTCAATTCCTCGAAGTCGCAAGCGATCTTCGTGGTGATCGCATACTGGTTGACGCCCTTGAAAATGTCCCTGTCCTTCTCGATACGGATCTCGCGACCGATACCGACGATCAGGTTCATAAAGTGCGTCAGCACGACCTGCGGCTGCGCGGAGTAGGTGATCTTGACGGTGTCACCATCACCGAGCGAGCCGCCAGCGTTTCGAGCAATCGTTCCGTTCGTGTAGTCCATGTCGTAGTCGGTGCCCTCGACCAGCGGCGTGCGCGGGGTATCCCCGGTCAGCGTATCGCCGGTCATGTCGAACACGACCTCGGACGCGGAAACGATCGGAGCGAAGAGGCACGAAACCGCCGTGGTCGTAGGCAGCACGAGGTGCTCCGTGATCTTCGGGTTGAAAGGCCAGAGCGGGAACGGAGCCATCTCAAGTCCGTAAGGGGTCAGCGGCGAGCGGGAACTCAGAGCCGCATCACCAGCCGCCGTCGCACGAGAGGCGGTCCGCTCGCGGAAGAGTTGCTCCAGATCAGGAGCCAGCAGCATCCGCAGCTTCGAGTAGTCACGACGGAACTTCTGCGGCATCGCACGAATCATTCCGGAGACCGTGGAGGGTCCGATATTCGCGCCAGCCGCGTTGTAGACGTTCCCGGAACGTGCCTTCTTGAGCCAGCCGTCGAAAAGCTGCAGGTAGGTGTCGAGGACGTACTGTGTAGCCGATCCGCCGTCGATGATATCGCCCTGCAGAGAAGCCCGACCGAGCGTATCGCCGTTGACGTACAACTCCTCCATGTCGTTCGCAAGCTGAGCCGCCATCATGCGGATGATCGTGTCCTCGACGTCGTCGCCTTCGATGTTCTCTTCGCGGAACTCGTCTCCGATCTCGAAGGGCACCACGATCGTCTTCGGGGTCAGCGTCACCTTGGAGGTCGTGACGCCGCGCCGACCGGACGGAGCGACCGCCTCGGTCTTGGGCATCGCCACACGCTTCCCGACGCCGATCTTGTCAATCTCCCAGTCCGTCTTGATACGCACGATGCGCGCGTTGTTCTTGAGGCCCGAGAGATCGACGACGTAGTCGATGAACTTTTCCGCCTGCTGCGGATTGAGCCGACCGGCCAATGCGATCGCATCGGCCGTCACGACCGCTTTGCGGACCAGCTCCTCATTTGAGACCTTTGCCATCGTCGCCTTCCTCCTGTTTGGTCGATTCCCAACGCCACCGGGGAAGTTACAGAACAGCGTCCCCTAGCAGGACGCTAGAGAACGCCTCCCCAAAACTTCCCTTCGTCGGGCGAACCGTCGGTGCCGTCGGTCTTCTTGACCTTGCTGACGCCGGTCGCGCCCTCTACATCTTCCATCCGCTTCTGCAGACCCGCGAGCGCCTCTTTCAAGTCGCTCAACAGCTTGCCGTCGCCTGCATCGCCGTTCGATCCCGTAAGCTCCGCGAACCCGTCCGGGTCGAGGTCCTTGTAGAGACCGAGGAACGCTTCGGCCGCCTTGCGCATCTGATCACGACGGGTGTTGGTAAAGCCCTTGACGCCCTTCGTGGTCTTCTTGCCCTTGCCCTTCGCGCCCTTCTCGTCCTCGTCCTCTTCCTCGTCTTCCTCGTCCTCGTCCTGCTTGCGGCCGCGCGCCTTGTCCTTCTCTTCCTCGGCCTCGTCGTCCTTCGGCTTTTTGGCCTTCGCCTTCTTGTCGTCCTCGTCCTCGTCGTCCTCGTCGGCCTTCGCACCACGTGCCTTCTCCGCGCCACCTTCGCCGTCGGCGTTCAGGAGCGCACTCAGCATCTGTGCGAGCTTTGACATTGGACCACGCAGCGAGGCGGGGAGCCCGGCCGATTTCTTCTCATCGTCCTTCGACTTCCCCGCCTTCTCCGCATCCCGCTGATCGCCATCGTCGCCTTCGTTCCCGAGTCCGTAGACGGACAGCGCATCGGTCAAACTCTTGATCGCCTCGACGACCTCTGCGGAGTCCGTAACCGGAGCCCCGGCAGCCTCGGGATTGTCCACAACTGTGGTCTTCCCCATCTCTTCGCCCTCCTTGTCTTGCCGCTTCACAACGGCAAACGGTCTCCTGTTTGCGGGATTATCCACGAGGCTCACCTCATCGACCCGCAGCGTCGTCAGTCTCTGCTTTGCACCCTGATCAGTTTTGGCCATAGCAGTGATCTCCGTCTCGCCAAAAGGCTATCGCCTGATCAGAACCCGTGTCAATCACGCAATCGTTGAGCGCGCGCGACACCGCCAATACTGAACCCGTTGATTTCTCCGGCCTTGACCTTTTCCCAGGCCGCGTCGTCGTTCACGCGCTGCGACATCATCCAGGAGCCCTTCTTCACTTGCTGACTCCCGAACTTTGCTTCCTCGCGCGTCACCCACGACTCGACCAGGTCCAGATCACGACCGAACTCCTTGTGCATATAGCCGGTGCGCGTCCGGTGATTGTAGTCTGCGAGATACCTGTAGGCCGCCTCTTTCACGACCTCCGCCGAGTAGATATCGCCTTGTGCATCAACCGTTTCCGGCTGGAGCACAACGCCCGTCACGACCCGCTCCGGGGGTTTGCCGTTCCCCGGGCTGCGGACCTCCGCCTTCACGATCGGACAGTAGAACGTCTTGATGACCTCGACCGTTTCGGCGACCTCCGCGAGCGCCTTCGAAGCAAGCTCCTGGTCCTCGGGGCGCTCGATCGTCCAGCCATCCGCCGCGCGCTTGACGAGGTAGCGCCCACGGATCCCGTCGCCCTCGAACCAGAACTCCCGCTCGTCCTCGGTCTGGACGCCCGCCCACCATTTGAACGACTTACGCACCCGGAACCGGGACCAGGAATCCTCGGTCGACCCCGGCCGTCCGGGCGGGAACGCCTGCGCCGTGCGCTTGCCGACGTCCAGCCAGGCCAGGTGCCCGCGCGTGACGTCGGCGCTCTTCGAAAGCTCCGCAGGCTCCTGATCGGCGTCTTTCAGGTGCGCCGCGACGTGGCTCCAGACGCCCTGCCGCTCTGCAGCCGGGATGGTCGTGCCTCCCCGGCCGCCATTCAGGATGGCGATCGACGATGAGCACGCCTTCAGGTTCGCCGCGCCCACCTTGCCATCAGGACCGACCTCGTGGTGGATGAACTTGTAGGCGGCCTTTTTCTCGGGGTCTCCATCCGGATCGACCCAGGCAAACGCGCCGCGATAGTAGTCAGCGGTGCCGTCGTTCTTGAGACGTGCCTTCGCTCCCGGCCCGTCCCACGGCTTGTCGGACGTCGCCGTGTGGTGTATCGGCAACGCACGCTTGGTGATCACGGCGGGCGGCTGCAGATTCATCGGAACCGGATCCGTCATGGGACCGGAAAATGCGTTCTCCTGATACTGGTCGCCAGGGGTCAGCACCTCGCCGCCCTGCCAGTGATCGTCCCCCTTGCGGACTAGCCGCAGGTCGGTATGGATATCGAGCGCGTCCAGGCCCCCGCCGTCTTCCGCTTTCTGAACGGGCTCCCATCCGAGCGCGTTCGCCTCCTTCGCCTGGTCCTCGACGAGGCCCCGCTCGTGCGTCTGCAGGATCCCGTAGCCGTGCTCGCCCTCCTGGAAATCGAATCCCCCGAGCCGCTTAGCCGCCGCCGCTTCGAGCGCCTCGTCCTGCTTATCGAAGACCGCGACCAGAACGTCCTCGCCCCGGCCACCCGGGGAGGTGGTGAGGTGGAACCGCTTGGTGAAGCAGCCGTCGACGCCCGCCTTGCCGAGCCAGTCGACGAACTCCTCCATGCTAGACCACGCCTTGACCTGCGTCGTATCGCGGCCGGGCGCGCTGCCATTGCTGAGGTGGACGAGGTGGACCGCGCGCTGCTTCGCTACCCGGAGCGATTCGGCGATCGCCTTCTCCGCCCGGGGGACGTGGCCGAGCAGGTCGATCGAGAACGCGGTGTCGAACGCGCCGTCGGCGAATGATAGGTCGGTCGCATCCTCGCGCACGACCTGGAGTCCCTTGGCGACCGCCTTCTCAACCGCATAGCTGGACAGGTCCACGCCCTGCACCTTCGCCCCCGAGGCCGTCAGGAGCCCGAGCCCGCGTCCGGGACCGCAGCCGACTTCCAGTATCTCCTGCCCTTCGAGGTGCTTGGCGACCTCCGTGAAGAGCGCCGCGTAGTCGACGTCCGCTTCCTCCCGGCCCTCGAAGTAGTGCTCGTCGAAGACGTCGCCCGCAGGCTCGATCGATTTCACCCGCTGGATCGCGCCGCCGCTGAACGTGACGAGCGTCGGCGCGTCGTCCATCTCGATAATTTCCCAGTCCGAATCCTCGATCGCCTCTGCTGACTTCCTGGAGAGCTTGTAGTTTGTCAAGATGAGCGTGGTCAGCGCCTTAGAGCCGCCGACCCGCGCGGCCGGATGCCGACGCGGCCGGATGATCATCTTGTGCGTCCCCGAGGTGTCGAGCGCTCCCTTCGCGCCGTAGGTCACCAGCCAGTGTCCCTTGAGCCCCTGGAGAACCTTTCGGAACCGCGCGACGTCGAAGTCGCTCTCACCGACGCGATGGTTGTAGTTGTCATAAGGCGGGTCCAGGTAATGAAATGCGTGGGAGCCGTCGTACTTCTGGAGCGTCTTTGCATAGTCCTGGTGGTAGATGTTGACGCCCTTCAGGCGGGGCCGCGCGCGCGCAACGTGCTGGCCGATGCCGACCGCCTCGTTGTCCTCGCCCTCTAGATAGGTCCCCTTCCCGCGAGCGATCGAGAGGCGGCGGAGGTAAAGCTCCTTGTAGAGCCGCTGCAGCTTGTCCTTGGGATCCGAGCCCTTCAGCTTCAGGAACGTCGACCGGCGCGCGCGCCAGTCGAAGGCCATGAACTTTTCCAGATCCGCGTCGGTCATATCCCGGACCGTGATGTAGCACTCGGGCACGTCGGGATTGAGGTCGCTGAGCGCCTCGGTCTTGACCTTCGGCTTCATAAAGAAACAGGCCGCCCCGCCCATGAACGCCTCGGTGTAGGTGCTGTGGTTGGCATCGAACATGGGGATCAGCACCTTGGTCAGTCTGATCTTGCCAGCCGGAGACGGATAGAAGGGGCTCGGCTTTCCGAACTTGCTCTCTTCGACGCGGGTTTCCTCGCCCTTTTCAGGCGCGGCTGTCTTTCCCATTTCTGCCTCCTGATCGCGACGGACGCCCTACCCGACAAAATCGTATCAGGCGGACAGCACCCGGCGCAATTACTCCTCTTCGTGCAGCGCCGCGCTCTTCACCGCCAGCCCCAGGGCGACGGTCGCTGCGTGCTCTAGCGTGCGCGCTCGTACCAACTCCGGCCGCGAGCACGAGATCGTGTAGCCATTCGATCCTTCGTCCCACAGATACTCCATGATTGAATTCGCCGTCTGGCCGCCGCTATCGAGCGACTCGCCGAGACCGGCGTTCTCGTCGTCCTCCATATACTCGAAACCAAGCGCGGCGGAAAACAGGATCTCCCTGCCGTCGGTAACGTAGACGCCTGTCAACGTCCAGGACTGATCGCTACGCTCGCGCGTGTATCTTCGAGAGAACCGGAACTCGCGCTTCGGCTGCGCCTTCGGAGCTTTCGCCCTCGGCTGCCTGACCAACACCTCTGCGGTGCGCTCTAGCGCCACTTTCGTCATGCCACGCTCCTCGGCGGTGAGCCACTCGCCGAGACCGCGCCGCTCGGAAGAGGCGATTCGGCGCACCCGGATGCGCATTGCCGCGACGCCATCCGCCTCGGGTCCCTGTAGCTCCAAGGCTCCGTCCTTGACGCGTTCCACGTCGTGCGCCTCGAAGGTGTGGACGCCATCCTGAAAGGGTGCGGCCCATGCTACCCGGCCACCCGAAACGAAGACCGCATCCGCGATCACCGTCCAGACCACGTCGCCGACGGGCTCGCCGTCTTCGTCGATGTCGATCGGCGAGATAGCGACGCCCTTATCGGCCGCCAGCCAGGTTTTGATTTCCGAGAACGCGTCCGAGAGCTTCATCCTAGCCTCACTCGAAAAGCGGTCGACCGACGATCGTGATCGCTTGCTCGATCTTGCGGTCGCCGAGCTTCTTGATTCCGTGCTTGCGCAGGACTGCTAGAACTTCCTGCTTCTCCTGTAGATTCGGAACAACGACCGATTCCAACGCATCGCTAAAGTCGACGAAGTTGCGGACCGTCGTTTCGTTGCCATAATTGTCCGCGCTAGCCGCCCAATCCCGCGCGTTGAAAAGACGGGTGTTGCGCGCCCGCGTTTTCATTGAGCCATACCGATCACCCTCATAACTGAAGGTCGTGGTCTTGCGCATCGTTTTCCGGGGATTGAGAACGTAGCTGTTCCCCATGTCGCCGACACTATTGGCCCCGTAACCCGTCCCCTTTTTGATCTTTCTGATGCGGGTGAAGACGTTGACGGCTCCACCTGACGCGCGGTCAGCAGTCGGAGACATACCGGCGATTCCGATCCCCGCGCGGATCTTCTCTTCGGTGGCGATCAGGCCCTCGGTGCCGCTGAGGATCTTATCGAGCGACTCCGAGATCCTCTTACTCGTCCCGGTGATCGTGTGGACGAGCTTATGGCTTTGATAGAACTCCTCTTCTGCCTGCGTGACGGGAGCCTCCCAATAGGCGCGGCCAAACTTCGTCCCATGATCGAACTTCGGCACCGAACTAAACCCGCGCTCCTTGGTGAGCGGGACATTGTTCTCGCTCAGCAGGTCGCGTAGCTTCTTCTTCTGCGTGGCGGGTGTGAGCGTCTCTCTGACCTTTGCAGCCCGCTTGCCGAGACCCTTGTTCTCCGCTACCAGCCGCAAGTAGAGCAGGTCGATGTCGTCCGCCGTCGCGATCTGTGAATTGAGCCCGAGCGACTTTAGCTCGCCGAGCATCGCTTTGACCTCGGTGATCGTGACGTCGGCCGCTCCCTTCGCCTTCGGTAGCCGCATCACAAACTGCCCGGAGGCGGAGAAGTGGTTCTTCGTATTCTCGGCGATGAATGGGGTGTACTCGATCTCGATTCCGCTCGGCGTCTTGATCTCCCAGGTCATTGCCGCGCGGCGCAGCGATGAGCTTGTCTCCCCCGTCCATTCGATCTCGCGCGTGGTGAAATTGAACTCTCGCCTGCGAACGGGCATCTCCCGAAACCGACGCACGGAGTATCCTCGCGGCGGGTCCTGCATGACCTTTTCGAGCTTCCGCATCGACCCCTGGCGGAGCTTGCCCTCCATGAGGAAGCCCTCGCCCTTCACCTGATAGGCGAGAAGCTGCATCTCCTCGAAGTCGCTACCGCCGACCATGACCGCCTTGCCCGCCCACTTCGACTCGATGATCTCCCTCACAAGCACGTCGTCTAGCTGCTGGACGGCTCCCGGAGGCATGGACACCTCGGGGGCAGCAATCGAAACGGTTGGTGCCTTGGGGACGGGCGGATGAAGCTTCTTTTCGAGCACCTTGTAGAACTTCTCGGCTTCCTTCCGAAGGGCTCGCTTGCGCGCGGCCGCCTGCGCGATGAACTCGTCGGCGCTCAAGTCCTTCATCCAGAACTGCCCCGAGAAGCCCATCCGAACCGCGCCCTCCTTGTAGGCTTTCTCGGCAGCGAGAGCATAGGGCCGGATGATGTTGGCGAATGCCTCGTCGGACATATCATCGACGGCTTTGAGGAACCCCTGAATTCGTCTGTGATTGATTTCTGCTAGCTGGACAGCGTCACCTTTGATCGCCGATTGAAACATCGTGTGATAGTAGGTCGACGACGGGTTCGGAGTGCCGGACGCTCCGTAGCCGAGCGTCAGCTTGTCCTTCCCGAAGAATCGGAACGTCTGCCCCTTATCGATAAAGACCGTGTGGCCGTTGGTGAGTTTGATGAGGTTGCCCGAATGTGTGTCGTGCTGACTGATCAGCCAGTCGAAGAGGTGCTGCCGCTGAATGATTGAGCATTCGGTTGCCGAGAGCGAGCTAGGAGCGATGCTCCCGTAGTCGCTGACGACGTTGGTGTACATCTTTTGAATCGAGCCGACCTTGCCGCCGAGCCGCGTCATGTAGACGTCCGGAGTCTCCAGCCCGAGCGCCTTCGCCATATCAGCAGCCAGCACATCGCCGCGCGCCCTGAACTCCGACTGCGGTTTGAAGAGCCAGCGCGTCCCGTCGGGGGCTTCATAGACCGACTTCGAATGCATCCCGTCGAGTCCCTGGCGGCCGAGGTCCTTCATCTGGCTCTCTTCGAAGGGGAACGCGTCAGGCGGCCGGTCAGGCGGGGGCTTGATCGGTTGCGGCTTCGGAGGGGGCGGCGGCTTCTTGGGGAGCGGAGCGGATAGCGGCTGCCCCGCGACCGGAGGCTTCGGCGGAATCGTTACCGGGGGCTCGGCGGGCTTCGCGGGTTCCGGCGCGTCCGGGATTTCCTCGTAAGGCTTGAACGTCGCGTCCTCGGCGATATCGATGTCGCACCGGCAGCGGAAGTGATAGGTCGGCAGGCAGTGACCCGTTTTGGCGAGCGCCTGCGCCTTGTGAGGTGCGACGCGGCCGGTGTCCTTCGACGTCGTGAGTGAGTCCTTGTTGATTTGTTTCAGGCGGGACCACGGCTGGATCAGCTTGACACTGTTCGGTTCGCTCGCCCCCTGTAGCTCGGTGACCTGCGTGTCGGCCTGCTGGAGCGTGAAGACCTTTTTGTCCATGAACCCGCAGACCTCGCAGGTCCGCTCGTCCTGCGCCGCGATCACTTCGATCAGGCTCGCCCCGACCTCTTTGTACTCCTGGACCTTTCCCGCGATCCGCGCGGTCGTCGTCGCGTTCGCGGCAACGCCCTCGAAGTATTGAATCGGCGAGCCGTTCCACTTCCCGGGGATCCCGAAGGTCCCCGCCGTCCCGAACGGCTGCTTTGGGTCGTACCCGAACTCCGCCTTCAGTGATGCCTCTAGAGCCTTCGCCGCCTCCCGACGACTGAGGCCCTGCTTGAGCATCGTATCCTCGGCAATCGTGGCGATCTTGTTGGAGACGTTCTTGGCGTGGTGCTGCCCGATCCAGTAGGTCTGGTGGGTCTTCATCGATTCGACGGCCGCGTCGTCGACGACGCTGAATCGCGGTTTGATTTCGAAGGTGGTGCGCGGCTTCCCCTTCGCCTTGCGCACGTCGTCGAACGTCAGGTGTGGGGAGACTGGACGGACCACGCGGTTGTTGGGATGCGCGTTCGCTCGGGCGGCCGCCTGGACCTTCGCTTCCCGATACGACGCGCGGAGCACCGCCTCGACGATGTGCTCCGTTCCCGCATCCCAGTTTTGGAAGGCGCGGTCGACTCGCTGCTTGACCGCTTCGACGTCGGCACGAGTAGGCCGCCCGTCCGGGTCCCCTTGGCCTGCGCGGTCGGTAGCATCACGCACCGCAACGCGAGCGGCCTTGGTGTAGGCCCGGACGAGCGTCTTGAATAGCCGCGCCTCCAGCGCGACGAACGGAGCCGTCGGATCCTTCGTCGCCGCCTTGACGAGGATCACGTCAGTGGCGACCAGCGCCTCCGCTAGCTGCTGCGGGGTGCTGTGCTCCAGGTCAGCACCCGGGGGTGCGGTGACCTGGTCAGTCGGCGAGCCGCCCACCTACCGGCTCCTTCTTCTTGCGCCCGGATCCGTTATCCCGCCCCTCCTCCATCTCGACAAAGAGACGGCGTTCGAACTCCTCCTCTAGCGCATCCCGGACAGCGAGGATCGCCTGCAGCGGTCCGACCTCCAGCCGCTTCATCATTCCGTCTCCAGGATTCATGTCCTGGTTCTTCGCCGCCTCGGCGACCTGGAGCGTGAATGGGACATTCACGTCGATGCCGGTCACCGGGGGAAGCTCGCGGCCGACGATGTCGCCGATGATCTCGCGCGCCAGCCACGGGCTCATTCCGCCCGTGCGCTCCGCCGCCATCAGCACCCGGATCAGGTCCTGGTCGTCGGTGACGTTCGGCCCCTGCGAGACGAACTTGTGGTAGACGATCCCCATTGCGGGAAAGAGGAACTTGTTGATCCAGTTATCGAAGGCAAGCCGCTCGGGAGCGAAGATTTGCTCGTCGGCCAGCTTCCGGCTCGCGTCGGCGGTCGCGCGGGTGTAGTCGTCTGAATTGCCCGAAATCAAGACGCGTCCATTGCGACGCGTAACGAGCGTTCCGTTCGGAACTGTGAAGCATGTCACTTTGCCAGAGTACGGGACAGTCCGGATCTGTTTTCGTGCCTGAAGAAGATGCCTGCTGTCACGATGCCCGTAGGAAATCCATCGAATGCTCCGATTCTCGCCCCGATCTTCTTCGCGTGTCGTGAGTGCGTACCCAAGCCGGAGTGCGATCTCATGTAATTGATCGCTTAGCACTCTTGATGTCGTCGAGTAGACGAAAGCGTCTTCCGTCCCAAGCGGAGGACGGTTTCCGTCGCCCTCGATCATTGCGTTGAGAAGACTCTCGATCTGTTCCTGTTCCAGGTCTAACACCCACCGAGGAAGGCGCTTATTAGAGCAGCCTACACCGCAATTCTCACGCAACCACTCCCACAACCCACTATGACAGATTGTCAGACTGTATTGCCCTGGACGGCCTTCGGTTCGACTAGGATCGAAGCCGAGTCGTTTGAGAACATCCACCATCCTCTCCAAAACCTCACCCTCGTTCTGTGAGAGCATGATCGGTCCACGCCGTTCTGTCGTAGACCCCTCGGAGATAAAATAACCTAGGAATTGCAAAAACGCGTCCATGGACACGTCACGATTCGCATACTTCACTACCGCACGCTCTGCACGCTCGGTATCCCGATGCGGATTCTTGGACGGAGGCGATGCCCCGTCACGGCCGTTAATACGACCGCCTGGGGGAATCGCAAACCGTTCTATCTTTCTCCCTCTCCAAGACGCGGAGACTGGAATCTCCATGCAGCCACCATTTCCTCGCAAGCATTCGGTCGCAAGAGTGTCGGCGGCGAGAAATTCCCATGGCTTCGGCGTCCGCGACATAGCAGCGGTCGGACGCGTCCAAAAACGGTGATTCGGCGTAACCATCGCATCGATTCCACGATTCTGTAGATGGAGCAACTCCCCTTCAAAACTATAGCTGTGCCGTTCTGTAGGCACTTGATATTCTAATGCCCCCGATGCCGTGTTCATGGTCGCTACCGCCACACCATCCGCAACATCCTCGAATCGCTTCCAACCCACCTCGGTGAGGTATTCCGTGTCCTCCGAATGACATCCTCCGATGAAGATAGGCGGCAGCCGGAACGCCTCGCGGATCTTGTCGCGGTTCGCAGCGCCGTACTCCTGGAACATCATGTCGCGCATTTGCTCGTTGGTGAGCGGTTTGATTTCGAGCTTGATCTGACCCGTGTCCGTCCCGTCCTGAAGCTGCGACGGCTCGCCTTCGAGGATCAGGAACCGGCTCCAGTTTGCGGAGCCCTGAATCTGCGTCTGGACGAACTCACGGATCCGCTTCACCGAGCCGGAGGTGAGACGGCCGTTCGAGACGGTGATCGCCATCGACGGGATGTTGTTATTGCGCAGGGTCGTGAAGTTGACCTCCTCGGCGGAGCGGTCCCCCATGATAGTGATCAGATTCCCGAGCCAGCGCGGCAGCCCGTAAGGGGTACGCGGAGAATGGTTGCAGAAGTAGATCAACTCATTGGCGCGCTTCTCGGGCTCCAGCTTCTCCCCATCAGGAGCGAACTTTCCGGTCTCCGCGTCCAGATCGCGCGGGTCCCCAAATTGCTTGAACCAGACCGGCTTGTCATTCGTCCCGACGGGCGGGACGACGACGTAGCGGCGGAAGTAGCGCTTCACCTTGACGTTTCTGATCTCGCGTGAGCCGTTATCTGTCAGCATCGCCATCGCCTGCTCCGTTTCGACCAGCTCGCGCCCCATGTGCGCCAGCCGGATACGGTAGCCGGGGACGTAGTTGAGGAATTGGATTTCGCCACTGACCGGACCCCGGATGACTTCCCATCCTCCAAAACCGATCGACTCACGATCACGGCGCGTCTTCGAGCGTAGCTCGACGAATGTATCCTCGGCACTGCAATTGGCAAAGAAGTTAGTCAGTCGGGTGCGCTCGGCCTTGACTGCGATCTTGAGCCGATCGGGGCATTCGGGATCGTCGGTGTTGACGAGGCGCTGGAAAGCATGCCCGAAGCCCTCGATGTTGACGACCATGACGTCGATGCACTTCCCAAGGTGAGCGGACTGCTCTGGTAGCATCGCCAAGACCAGTGGCTCGAATGGCGGGGAGATGACCTCGTTGCGGGACATCGATCCGAATCCCTCAGAGGGAAACGTACGTGGCCGCCCACTCGTCGCGGTTCCTTTCTCGATACCGACCGGCCCAATGATGAAGGCTCGCGCGGCACCGCTCGCCCGCTTCTGCATTTCGGCCGCTTCGGTTCCCGGCTGCGGATTGCCTTCGCCCGGAACTGCGCGCCGCCTTGCTTTCGTCTCTTTGCTGGACACGGCTTCCCTCCTAGATCAGCCCCGGCTCCTCGCGGGGCTCCATCGCGCGCCCGGTGCGCGCCTCGGATGCGTGAATCGCCAGGTCGGTCGCGTCGAACAAGTCGTCGGGCGAGGTATCATCGCCTCGGAAGAGCACCAGGTGATCGATGAGATCGGTGTGCGCGCCCCGAACGAAGTGGACGTTTCCCGCTTCGGTGCGCGCGGAGAGCTTCGCTGCCCTGATCGGCTTGTTCTTGTTCGTGATCTGTGGGTAGGCATTGAGCCAGGGTGCCTGGCGACGCACCTCCTGGAACTGCGCCTTCTGATACGCATTCGATTCGATCGCGGTTCGATTCGGCCGGTAGCGCTTCCCGAACTCGATAATCTTCTCGGTCTGCTTGTGGAACGGCAGCCCCTGCTTCTCGTAGAACGTCCACACCCAAATATCGTCCCATCGTTGCGGGACACGGCCGATCACAACAATCGCAAACTTGTCGGCCCGCTTCGAATCGCCGATCGCCAGGTCGACGCCCATGAAGATTTCGACGTCGTGAGGCGAGGGGAAGTCAGCAGCGTCGACCTGGTGCAGGTCTCCGAGCGGGAAGTAGGAGCCCTTCATCGGGTCATAGTTGCAGAGCCATTGCGAAGCAAAGATCACAGTGCCGACTTTGCGTCGCTTGCGCTCGATCCAGTCGCGCGGATAGCGATCCGGCCAAACGGGGGTCCCATTCGGCTTCACGATTGGGATCACGAGCGTGCGCTCTTTCATATCGGTCTGCAGGAAGTGCCACCAGAGGTCGTCGATCTGATACGGGGTGCCGTTGTAGTGTTTCTGTCCGCACTCCGGATCGTCAGGGTAGGCGGCCGGAGGGAGCCCGCAGGGATCCAGCACGCGGTCGTGCCATTCCTGGAGCCGCTTGCGTTGGTAGGCGGTCGCTGAGTTTTCCTCCTCGACCAGGTCGTCGCCGAAGATGATGCGGTAGTGCTTCGAGGCGACCGCGCCCTCAACGCCGACGGTATTGATGGTCGGCGTGACGCGCTTCCGGGCAACGCCCGCGACGTCGATTGCCTCCTCGGTCCAGCGATACTCACCAACGAAGTCGCCAAAGATCTCGCGTAGCTTCTCGTTCGATTCGAAATGCCCTTTGATCTCGCCGAGCATATCCATCGAGTTGCCGTGCTTCTTGGAGCCGATCAGGATGGTGGTTTCGCGGTTGCGAATGACCGCGCCGATCGATTTGACGACCGTGCGCATCGTCGTCTTGCCGGAGCCCCGGAAGGCCAGCACCAGGTCCTCGCGGTGCCGGGCGGTGTGGGCAAGCATCCGATCGTGAAGGCCGCGACGGATCTTGTAACCGAGGACCTCGGTCGCCAAGACGTCGTCGCGGCCAGCAAGAACCGCACGACGAATCAGGGAGTTTTTCGTCTCCCTGATCCCTTCGTGAACCCGGACTAGCTCATCGCGGCCCGCCTTCTTGAATCGCTCCGACTCGAGGGTGCGGACGAAATCCAAACCGGGATGCGCAACGAGTGATGGCTTGCCTGCTGGCATGGAGCCTCACCTCCCGTCGGCCCGGTCTAGAAAACGGCCACGTCGATGTCGATCTTCGGATTCGTCCCCGTCAGCGTATGCACGGCAATGAAAAAGATCCGACCACGATTCTCGAACGTGATCACACCAGCCGCCGTCCCGAGGTCCTTCTCTGCGATGTCGGGATCGGCAACCCAGTCTGCAAGCACGTCGTCCCAAAAGAGCGGTCGGAGCTTCAGACTCGTCAGAGAGCCGCTGGCCAGGCGCGCACGCGCGTGACCGTACATATACTCCGACGCCTGCACTCCGGCCGAGAGGGTCGAGGTCGTGATCGGGATCGTGTCAGCCGCTGCGACGGCGCGCCGATGAATCGCCCAGTCCGGCAGCTTCGCCGGGACGTTGTGTGATGTCGAGAGTCCAGGCACGGGTCAGCCTATCCCCACGCCATCCACTTGATGTGCTCGGCGCTGGCGTTGATATCGGCATCGACGCCAATGTCGAAGCCATCCGCCTGCGGCGCGATGCCGTTGGCGACGGTCGTCACGAGCGCGCCGGTTCCGGCCGCCAGCTCCTTGTAGACCTCGCCGTCAATGAACGAGTCGATCCACGTCCCCTTGTCTCCGCTGGTGATATTGTAGACCTCAACGCGCTTCGGCGTGAACCCGAGTCCGCGCACTTCGATCTTCGCGCCGGTCCCGACAACGCCACCAGAGGCCATCTGTACACTCGGGCTTCCCATTTCCTCGATCCTCCTCTTAGGTCAATCTGCGAATCTGAGCACGGCTGCTCACCGCTCAAAACGCTACACCCGAACAACCTCTGCGTCAATCATTCGGGAGGGGCCGTAGCTTTGCTCCGACGCACCAGGTTCCTGCGGAGCTTCACGCGCGCGCCCTTCGCGCGGTCGGCTCCGCGTCCAGCTATCCGCCTGCGGCGCTCGGTCTGATCGATGCGGTCGCCGTTGCCGCCGTCCGTCTCGATCGAAATCACCCGACCGCTATCTTTATTTTCGGTCCCCGCATCGCCGACCAGGCGCTGGAGGCGGTTGAGTGCTCCCAATTCCTGCCGGACTAGCTCGCGCATCTTGTGAGGAGGAAGCTCGGCGATGAACTCGCCTTTGAGGATTTCGCGCCGTTGGGGAGCCTTCTGGAGGACGCCGAACTCCTGACCCCGCATCATCACCCGGTCCAGGATTTCACTCTTCGCCTTGACCGCACCGACGACGACGTGGGCAGTCTTGGGCTCCTTGCCAAAGCGCTCGATCGCGTCGTTCAGATCGCGGATGCAGCCTTCCTGGCGCAGGACGTAGTCGGCGAAGACCTCATTGGTCGGCCGTCCCATCGAAACGATCTCGGCATCCCGGACCGCCTTGCGCAAGACCTCGACGGCTTCGATCGGCCAGCTTTGCTCCTCGGCAATCGTCTCGTCGCTTTCCCCGTTGGCGATGGAGGCCCGTATCGTGGCGAGGTGCTGACGCAAGGTGGTGTCGCCTAGCTCGGTCCGTAGCCGCTCCAGGGTGAGCGGAACCGTGACGGCTCCCGGGGGACTGCCCGCTGGCGGGACGGATGCTGACGCCATCGATACCTCCTGGACGGCAGCCTACCCTAGCGGCGGCACGCGGCACAAGCCCCGAGGCGACCCGGGGCCGCCGAGCACGGCCCCGGGCATGGGAGTGAGTGATGGCGGCCGCCTTGACCGCCCTGGCTACCTTCGAGGTTCGCTACGCCCTGATCATACCGCGCCCCCGGCCCCGGACACAATCCGCCAAATTTCGCCCGGCCGCGAGCCCGTAACTGGCGGGGTCCGTAGGCGATAGCAGAAAGTTGCGGGAGGGACGAAGATTTCTCTTTACCTCCTGGGGGTTCGAGGCGATAATGATGGTGGTTGAGGGAAGGGACCCCGACCGGAAGGAGGAGCCGAGATGAAGGCAACGAGGCAGGCGAAGGGGAACCGGGACGAGACGACGCCGACGGGGCGAAGCGGCAACGCACCTGGGTGCGCGAGGTGACCGCCCTGATCAAAGAGCCGGTCGCCAAGGTCCTCAACCAGGACCCCAAGGACATGAAGCTGCGCTGGAGCCAGACGGCCGGTTGCGCCTGCGGCTGCTCGCCTGGCTGGATCGTTTCGGATTCCTGGACGATGGACACGGTTTGGGTCGACGTTCTCGACCCCGAGGAGCAAGCCCGGAAGGCCCGCACGAAGGTTCGCAACGAAATCATGGAGGCCGCGCACAAGGCCGCCGATGAAGCTGGAGAGGCCGCCGCCGCCGAGGCCCGCACGAAGACCCAGGCCGCCGAGGCCGCCCTGACCGAGATCGAATTCGTCAACTGCTAGCCGCGCGGGAGCGCGGGGAGGGAAACGAGATGGCCAGTGAATTTGAACGCCTGCAGATAAAATACGAGAGCGTCGATGCCCTCGTCGGAGTCCTCCAGGATGCCGCCACGCGGCTGCGCGACCTGAATGCCGCCGAGCCGGACGACCCGGACACCTTCACTCCAATGCTGCGCAAGATCGAGGAACTTCTGGACGGCTCCCCGGACGGATTGGTTGAGCTAGCCAGGGACTTGGAGGCCGCGCGCGACGATGCGCGCGAGCGCCTTCACGACGAGGTCACCCTCGCCTGGCTACCCGGCCCGAACGCCGAGACGCCCGAGGAGCACCCGTTCGAGGCGCGCGCCGACTCGCTCCACGAAGGCAAGCGCTGCGCGCGCAACCTGGTCTTCAGTGGGGCGGCCCGGGAGGTCCTGGTGACGCGCGGGGGAGTGACCCTGCACCGCGTCCAGCGCCAAGGCGACGACGTGATCGAGATACCGACGAAGGGTTGACGTCGGCTACAATGCAAGAATCCGCGTGGCCGCTAGGGGTCGCGCGCTACCGAGGAGGGAAGGAAGATGTCGCGGAACGAGTTTGAGAGGAAGATGTCGATTTGCGACCACCTCAATATGCTGATCGGCGCGTTCAATACGGCGCGGGAGCACTGCGTCACGATCAACGGGCTGCTACCCGAGAACCCCGATTATCTGGATCCCGTGATCGCCCGAATCGATCAGGTCCTCCACACCGAGCCCTACAACCTCATGCAGCGACTCCAGGACATCCAGCAAGAGCGGCAGGACCTTTGGGATGAGCTTCAGGCGCAGGTCGATCTGGAATGGCTCCCGGGACCCGACTCCGAATTCCCGGGCGGGATGGATCCCTTCTACGCCGTCGCCGCCGACCTGGACGCTGGACGACGCGACGCGCGCGATATGGTCTACGCCGACGCCGCGCGCGAGGTGAAGATATCGCGGAACGGAAACCTGATCGGGACCGTGACGAAGATCGACGGCAAGGTGGTCGAGATTCCTGCTTAGCGTCGGACCTAACCCCCCGACGCCGCCACCCGCCCTGAACCCTGGTGGTTCCTCCGGGGAAGGGGCGGGCGGCATTATTTCTAGGCCGCTATCTGGCGGCGTCCCTACGAGATAGGAGAAAGTTGCGGGGAGGGCGAAGACTTCTCTTTACTTTCGACCGCCCCGGTCCGATAATGATGGTGGTTGGGGAAGGGACCCCGGCCGGAACCGAGGAGGAACCGATGAAGACCAGAAGCCAGAGCCAGACGAAGGGAACGGGGATCCCCCGCACGCAGAACCGCGAGTGGGGTTTCTTCGGAACCTGCAGCAGCGCGAACCGCGCAAACCCCGAGGCCGA